CAACAAATCTACAATAATGAACTATTGAATATGTATCGCCCTCTCGTTTGGTTGGAATCCAAAATAAACTATCCATTTACAGATATAGCTGGGATCTGGTTATTCGTTGCGACTATCCTGATAATTTTACAGGGGAAACTCGACACAAACATTATTGAATATGCATATATTCAGGCTATATTTTTGACATTCGATGAAGTAATACATATATTAATGGTTTCGTCAATGCAACATTATGTATTAAAAAAGATTAAAGAATTTTCATCATCTACGTGGAAATTTTATGAAAAGACGACAATGAGTTCGAGGTCCAGTATTACGATTATGGAGTTTAGTAGATCATTCGACAGAGTAATATATGCTAAAGATATGCATTATCATAGTTCTCAGCTGAATATTAATATCGCCAGTAAAAGTATAGTTGTTATTGGTATGTTCATGTATTATCATCAATATATCTTATTGATCATGGCTATAGTATTAAACATATTTGGATTATTAATAATATCTAAGAAATTACGACCTGCCTATGACTTGTATATAGATACGAGTAGAAAAATCAGGCGTAATATGTTTGAATATTCCTATCTTTGTCAAAGGAGATTACACGAGGAAAATTATCCAGGAATGGCTGATAAGATAACTAATATCGAATGCGATAATTTGCAATCAATGCATAAAGGGAATACTCGGTTGAGGGTTATTGAATTAATATCCATACTTCCAACACTAATTATATTCTTATTTATTCCTTTGTTCGCTCAAAAAAATGAATACATCCCCATATTTTTGACACTTACTAGATTTAAAGATCTTGTGTGGAAAATTATAGAAGTACAAGATCGAAAAATCAGGCAAAATACAGATACCAGAGAATTTGAAAACCATCGGAACCATCTGAGATTGGTGGATAATGTGCCTGCAGATGAACCTATTCCCGATTCGCTTACCATTTATGGACATATCGGAAAAATTAATTTACATATTCCTAGATTAACAATACAACTGAAGGATGTTATACTGATTAGGGGTGCTTCCGGAATAGGAAAATCAACATTTATCGATGCTTTGAGGGGATATATTGATGGGTTATGCTATTCGAGTAATATTTCTCCGATATCTTATTCTCATCAAATCTCAGTTATGATCCAAGAAACATATATACCAACTGAGGGGACATTAAGTTTGCGACAATTATTTAATGACGAACCAAACGATCAGCTTATACTTTCCATGTTAGAAGTTTCAAATATGTATAATTGGTTTCGTGAATTTAGCAGTCAACGGGAAATCGATTCAGTATCTATTTGTCTGCAGAATCCACTGGATCTTCCTATTAATAGGAAACTATCTGGAGGAGAAAAAGCTCGCCTAAAACTTGCCATGACATTAGTTCGTCTTAAGAAAACCCAATCAAAATGGCTAATATTAGATGAACCAGAAAATGGCCAGGATATCGAAGATGTCCCAAATATGATTAAAAGGATATTCACAACTTTTCCATTAATTACTATTTTCATAATTAGTCATATTTGTGAATGCCAATATAAAAATCTTCGTATCAATAAGATTTGGACCATTGAAGTACTAAACGGAGAAAAAACAATAACAATGACAATACCTTAAAATGGTTAATTTTTTTATCAAATTAAGCTTGTTCGAATAAATTTAATAATCTATTAATTTCATCAGCCAATTCTTTGAAATTATCAAATTTTTGAACGTCATAATAATTAATGCTATCAATATAAATAGGATCATTATCTTGGCCAATTAAAGCTATTTCATAAACTGATAAATTGTCCCATGGAACGATAACACTTAATCCTCGAATATTAGTTCCATTATAGTTAATTAATGTTTCATCTTTACGCCGTACTAATATTCCTGAACCTTTCCAAATAAAATCCCAATTTGAATGCGGAAATTTTATTGGATATGCTAAAGATACTATATATAATGTACGGAATTTCTTATTCAATTTAAATGCCCCTGGTATATCATTTTCATATAAATACATAATCGAAGGATTACTCTCCGCTATTTGTCCAGCTTGTTTAAATAACTTATTCAACTGATCCATTACTTATATATTATATCAATACAAATTTCAATTTTTTTAATCAAATTTGAAACTGAATCCAGTAGATTTAGTCATTTCGGGGACTCTCTTATTTACGCGACATAATAATGAAGACATATCATATCCCCGCTGTATAGATCCAAATTCATTACCTCCACGAGTATCATCACCATCACTCCGATCATGATATCTTCTTGTTAAGGATCTTTCGTAAAATGGAATTTGATTACTAGCATGATCACCATTAGGGATACATTTATATTTATTTGGACTGATTTGTGGACAATTTCCTTGCGGATAACTTCGGAATATATTTCTTTTTGATAATCTCTCTTCGGCTAATGGATCATCGATATCAGAAAATCCTGATGAATTAGCCCATAATTTTTTATTTTCATTTAACGTATTATTTAAAGGAGATAATAAAAATTTTTCATGCTGTCCATATCCTTCTCTTGTCACATCTTCGGTCAGATATGATGATTTCTGCCCGTAATCCCCATCTGCGCCCGGCCCATAACTGAAATCATCACCAACCGTAATTATAGGCACATTATCTCCGCCCTTGTTCAACTCAAATGGGGTTTGTGGTAATTTATATGGATAAACATCGCACTGACTTTTTTTATCACTGAATACTAGTGATCTGTTATCTTTTTGCATCCACAATTTTTCTTTATCAGACAACATACATGTATCTTTACTGGATAATTTAGCGTCATCCAAAAGTTGAATTGGATGATAATTATATCTCATCACTTCTAATTTTCTATCAACTAATGTTGAATAGTCGTTATCAGTATATTTTAATCTTCCCCATTCATTGATTTTATTACCCTGGCGGAACATACCATTTCTGGCTGTTAAATTATACTGATGATTTGATAGCATTTCTGCTTCTTCCCTATTATAATCTATCAATGTTCTTAAATTCTTATCGGTTATAGATCTACATCGTTGTCCATGTGATGCGTAAATCATATTAAAATATCGCCATCCGCCATCAGTAGATAATATGGTTGAGGAAGATGCTGGATGTCTATCACTAATTTGATAATTATCTACTCGGTTAGTTTCTGGAAAATTTAATTCAATTTCGTCATAATAATGATCCAGGAACATCATATTAAGACAACTTACCATATTATTAATATCTGGAGTAATGACCATAGAGGTATAGAGCCATTCTTTATCTAGTCTTGATAAAAAGTTTCCTATCCAACTATAAATATTTTTATCTACAAAATTATTTATTAATGCAGATCCAAAATGATTCCTAATTTTTTTAATTAATATATTAATATTTTCTTTAGATCTGAATTCACTTAATGCTTCGACATTATATTTATTCATCTTTATATAATACCATATAAATTTTATTATAAAAATAAACGGTTATATATAAATAAAATTGAAATTGATTGAGATTAACTATTATATATAGATACTTCGATGGAAATGAATATGGGGAATAAGGATATCAATAATGAGGCTGATAATGATAAAAATAAATTAATTGATAAAATGGATCAAGAAATCAGTAAAAATATTGATAAAAATAAATTACCTAATAATTCAGATGATCCTGATGATCCTGATGATCCCGATGATTCCGATGATTCCGATGATTCCGATGATCCTGATGCTCCTGATGCTCTTGATGATACTGATTATCCTGAGGATCCCGATGATCCCGATGATCCTGATAATTCTAATAATTCGGATGATTCTGGTATGGCACCGAATCCAGATGATTTCGATAATATAAAAGAGGAGTCCGCTAATGGGGAGTCATGCACCTGTGGATATAATAACCATTGCGAACGTGAAAATAATAATGGAGAAAAAATTAAAAACGTAAGAAATGGGACTAGTCATGTAAGAACAGCTTATACCAACAAAATTATTTTTGGAAATTTATTGATTAAATCAATGATATATGGGGCATTTGTGGGAATATGTTTACCAAGTAATTCTCTTATGGCTGAACAAAAAATAATATTAATGCTGATAGCGACTCTAGTCTATTTAAATTAAAACTTAATCGCTTAATCGCTTAATCGCTTAATCGCTCAAATGGTTTTTAATAAGTCATTACTAATTTCTCTATCCTTTTTTTGTTCGGTTTGAGGAGTGGGTTGAAATTGCATAATAATAGATTCCAAATAGTCATCGGAAATCGTTCCATTATTTACTAAATTTTGTATTTGTTCAATTTGATCTTTAGGAATTCCATTTTTTACTGCTAAAGCGTTAAAAATTTCTAATCTAGTTTCTTTCCTTTCTTTAGCATATTTTTTATCTTGTTGTTCAATTTTAGTCTTGTATTTATCATATAAATTAATAAACTCATCATGTTCTTTTTGTAGAATTTTGCGATAATTTTTCCACTGACTCTGTATCTCAGTGTTATTCCATCTTTTGTTTTTAGTTTTAAATAATATTATATAATAATCAGCATAAGAATCAAGCCGTTGATCATCTGACATCCAAGGATGTTTTGCCAATCTGGCTAAATAATGTTTAAAGGCTTTAGGATGATATAATCCCTCTTGAATCATATGCCGAATAACTGTAGGATAAGCCATATATAATTTATTATGTTCCTTTTGAATTTTTTCAAGATATCTATCTAACGATAAATGATCCCTAATATTAATTTGACTCTTTTTATATTCTGCCCAAATATTGTTAGCCTCATTTAAAATATCGTCCAATGTAACTTGATCCTCATTTTGAACTTCTACGGATGTCATTTGAATATATTATCTATAAAAAATATATTTAAATTATATTTTTTTGATGTTATTCAATTAAAATTTCTTCTCCCATCATAAGAATATTTTCATATTTTCCTGATATTGTTTCATCATGATGCTCATAATTAATATTGTCATCAGGATCTTTAATTAATTCAAATATTCCCTTAGATAATTTTTGGGGTTCCTCACTCAAATTTCCCACATCCTCGTTAAGGTCTTCTTTTCCTTCTTCGGTTGGTACAACTATCCCCGTCAGGGTCATGGAATATTTTTCTTCATCATCTTCGCTATCTCCACTATCTTCTTTATCTTCAGTTAATTCAAATATTCCCTTTAAGGATTCTTCTTTGGATTGTTCTGTATTCTCCTCAGATTCTTCTGACTCCCGATCTGCGTTAGAGGGGGACTTGTGCGAGGGAGCAAGCAGATTACTGCGGGACTCCCCTGACAAGGGGCACAGTGGGGGGGACTCCTCGGATTCTTCATCTGAGTTATCCCTGTCTAATTTATATAAAATTGATCCGTTATAATTCTTGGTATCTGGGTCTTTTGTATTTTCTGGTTTTCCCGACATGTTCACTATGGGTATCGCGGACTCCCCATCTCGGGACTCCCCATCTCGGGACTCCTTAGATCCTTTAATTTCTTTTTTTCTATTAATTAATTTTGTTATATTTAAAGAATCATTTGAAGACTCTGAAGTTTCAAATTCTTCGTCATTGGAGTCTGTATCGTAATCTGATGAAGATTTATCATTAGAAGTCCAATCTGCATTTCGTAACTCTTCAAAATTCCCGATAATTTTATTAATATATGTTTGAAATGCTTCGGTACCATTATCACGGCTACTTTCTTCTGGTCCAAGAACTGGATATAATTCGGCTAACATGACTGTCATTATATATATAATATTTTATTTTTCTAGTTTTGATATTCTATTATGAATAATATTATAAATTTGAGATAATATATCATTATCACGAATTTTATTTAAATCTATTCTACAACCATCGGCACATTCAATGATTAGATTACTGAGATTCTTTTGTATTAATACATTACCAACATCTATATAATCGTTTTTTGATAAATATCCTATTTTATTACAACAATAATATTTTTTATTATTTATTGATAAATCAGAAGTCATCTTACGATTCGTTATGTTAAGATTCGTTGCACTTGATAACGCCTACGAACTCACCCTATACCAAAATTGGACGGAGTCCAATTTTTAAAGCTTCGTTGCACTTTGAACGCCTACGAACTCACGAACTCACAATATATATAATATTGTTAATTACTCTAATTTAAATTTATCAAAAATTCTCCATATATTATTGTGGCTTTGCATAAGTTCCTCTGTATTATATATTTCTGTCATTTCTCGAATAGTTCTAATAATATTATGATAATTATTTAAAATGGCTAAATAACTTTCGAAACTATCTGTAGTACTTACTGGTTTATCGGGTGGATCTTTATAATAATACATTATTGGTTTCGATAATCTAATTTTTGGATCTCTTGAAAACCAACCCGCTACAGATAACTTAAATATGGACATTTCCACAACATTTTTTGGTTGTTCCATTTTCTCTCGATAGGAATATAAACGGTCATCGAAAAATTGCCATGCCCTTTCTGGAATATCTCCTTTAAGATTTTCTTCATTTGTTATTGATAATATGATGTCATCAATACTTTCTTTTTGTTCGGAAGTAAATTTACTCGGATCTATATAATAAATAATTGGATCCGTAAATAGTAATGGTAATCCTTTAATGGATATTTGAGAACTCCCGGGGTGATAATTGGCATCACCTACAACAACGCTAATTAATTGATTTAATTGAACTCCTTGAAAATATTTATGTGCTTTTAACCCAATACAAGCATATTTAGATATACACAAGATAGATCCAGTTTTATCTTTGTTAATGACAGTACATCCATTAATAATATCACCGAGGATATACACAATCGCAGAAACTTCAAATTGTACATTGATTTTAGCAAAACAATGATCTTGTTCCTGATCTATGATTGGTTCAGACTGTTTAATAATGCGTAAAACTTCGATGATAAAACAAGATCTAAAACATTTTTTTTCATAAATTTCTTTTAAATATCGTAATAAATTATTATTGGGATCAGCAAAGAAGGGTATTGGATTTTCTATATCTATACCTATTTCTATTAATTTATGAATATACATAACCTAATGCAGAGTATTATATATTAAAAAATAATATATTCAAATTTAAAATATAATTAACACTGAGTTGCGATTAATGCCAATTTTATGCTGGCGGTGCCACTGTCGGTGTTCCGCAGCAGAGCTGGCCAAGTGAATAATCATTCTTTTTAATAAGACTTCTACTCGGACCTACGAGAGTAAGACCACCTCCACAGGTTTCATTTGCACGAATTTCTTCACATTTGGCATGACTATATTTCTTCGCATAATCTGCCGTTCCGCGAGGCTTAAATGGTTTCCAACTAGCTATAATCATAATAACTAGGATTATAATAAGAACAACATTCATAACAATGGATATCTGTACTTTCCAAGTTTGGCTCCTCCATCTTTCTAATAATCCCCCTCCACTTGTTGGAGAAAACATTTGATAATCATCCATTTTAATTATTATATATATAATAATTAAAAAAATAAAAAATATTATTTATTATTATTTAAATTATTTATTTTTTGCAACAAAGCCAACCTGTAAACCAATTATTATCGCGAATAAGTTTTCTGCTTTTTCCCTCTGTTCCATATCCAATTTCGCCACATTCCTTTTCTTTCTTTTTCTCTACACAATCAGTATATTCATTTTTCTTAGCATAGGCTGCGGCATCTTTAGGTTTAAAAAGTGGGATGATAAAAACAAAAACTCCGATGATAAGTAAAATAACTACTACGATAACAGCGATGATTTTTATTAATTGTACATACAACGGGATAAAAACAACCATTGCAAATATATATTAATAATTAAAAATAATAATTTATAAAATTATTGGATAATTAGTGTAGGTTTTTCTTCATGACTCAAATAGACAAATTTTAATCTTGAATCTTTTTGTCTTTCTTTCATTTCTAATTCTAATAATGTATTCATTATAATATCACATAATTTTTTAATCCTAACTGGATGAATATTTTTGATATTTAATTTGTTAGCTAAATGAACTAATTCTTGTTTGCTTCGCGTATAACAAGCGATACCGCGTTCTATTAGTCTGGCGTCTTGTTTAGTTTTTTTCTTAAAATCCATTTGAAGTTTTTGTATAGGTTTTCTAATTTTAAATTTAACTCTATCATCTTCAGATATTTCAAAGAACCCAACTATTGTATCATTTTCTTCAAATACTTTGAAACGATTCATTGATAATTTACTTACCTCAATCCATTCATTAAGATTATTAAATAATTTGATTGATTTTCCGGCAACATATCCTACAGGAGTTCCGTCATCTAATTTCGAGACTAGATTATTATCCTTGAAATTTATTATTAATTTATTATTAATTTTTTTTGCGGTGTCGCGATATGTAATAAGATCTTCAATAAATATAATGATATAAAATTTATCAAATAAATCTATAATATCATCAAATAAATCTTGGGTTTTTGAATCTAATTTATATTTATTATTTTTTGGTTCGATTTGACTATAAATATCAGTCGATATAATATCTTCCAACAATTTAAAATAAAAAGTATAATGATATTCTAAAAATATTTGTATTAATTTATCCCCACCTAATTGTTGTTCCTTTTGATATTTATCAATAAATTGTTTCTTGCGAATTTCATAATTATAAATAGATTTATAATTTCGGATATAGTTATCAATATTAATTTCAACATCTTTTTTATGTTCTAATGGACGTGTAAATATATCAATATCTTTAATTATTTTATTATCTTTGACTGGAAAAAGAATATAATATTCAGCAACTTGTGCAATTTTATATTTAGTATCGCTACCTATATAAATAAATCGATCATTGGCATTCAAATAGGTATATATTATTCCCTTCTGTTCTGATGGGATAGTCGTTGCTATATTTAGATCATCATAAAGAAGATTATTGAGAGCTATGACAAAACTATTTTCCGAAATCATATTAGGATTTTTTTCAACGCCAAATGGTGGCCGTTTAACACTTTTGAATAAATCATCATATTTCCAGACTCGTTGAATAGTAAAAAGGCGTTTTATAATGTAAATAATTTCCTTAATTTCTTCATTACTATATTCATAAGCAATAAATGTATCCAAAGTTAATTCATTAGGTTTATAATGTTTGAGCAAAAATTTCGGTTCAAAGTATAGATTTCCCACTTGATTGGGATTTTCTAAATATTCCTTTTTTAATATATCTGGCATAACTATATTTCTATGAATTTCGGCATCAATAGCACTAGAATTTAATTCTCGTTCGATATCTTGAATAATAATGTAATCATTTAATTTTTCAAAGTATCTGTATTCTTCAGGAGAGACTGAATCATTTATAGGAACTTCGGTATTAAGTCTATGAATATAGATGCGGATTTTAACGATCCTTTGTTCTGGAGGTAAATTAATATGTGAACTTTTGCGAATACATCTTCCGAAAACTTGAATAAGAGTAGAAATATTTACAGGTAAAGTCATAATAAATAAATTTTGAACATTTTTTAGTTCATAACTTTCTTTAATAATTTTACTTCCAACGATTATTTTATAATATTGACCATTCGCATTATCGGCTAAATTAAATTTAGCAATAGAACGCTCCATTGAATTTTTATCTATATCACTATGAGCCATAACAAATCTCGACGGAAGATATCCGTGAGATATATGTTGACTATCCATAGAATTACCACAGATACTACAATTTGTAGTATTAATAGGTTCAGAAAATTCATCTATAAAGCCATTAGCCTTAAGTATTTCTTGGATTAATAAAACTCCAGACATACGTACACGATCATGATAAATCATTATTTTTTGAGATAATTTATTAATTTTTAAAATATCTTCTATCATTTGTTTATATTTAGTTGAGTAATGTCCAATGGAATCAATATGGAGAAATTTTCCTGTAAATATTTTGCTATTTCCATAATTAATCAGTTCAATACCAATTTTCTTTTTCCATTCGGGATTAGCGAGAGCGATTTTCGATTGTGTTTCTGAACTTCGATATAGACCCGAATTCTCATCAGTTGGATTGGGAAATGCTATATCATAAATTGAAAATCCATTCGAGGGAATTTTTGGTTGAAAATCATCTAATAACTCATACATAAGTTCTTCTCGGATAATTCTAGAATTATCACCTAAAAGATTAGTTAAATCTTCATGAATATCTTCATCAATATCTTCAGTCGGATGTTTAGAACTTTTTACAGTATTAGTTTGTGCCATAAAAAGTTTATTATAAGTTGTTTGATGAAATGGACTCATAAAACACTGAATAAATTTAAGATAAGGTAAATTATTTTTTCCTTCAATGGTTTTACCTAATTTAATTTCTTCGCCTTCAATAATTCTTTTAGGATAATATCGTAAATCAATATCATGTAAGAAAGAAATTTTTCCGAATAATAATTTGCCAATATCCGCTAATTTATCTTTATGCATTTTCCTATTATTGATAAAGAATTCTTTTTTTCTAACTTTTTTATCCTTGGGTAATAAGAAATTCATAATGTCTATAATTTCAGTGGGTGAATTTGTTATGGGAGTTGCTGATAAAAGTAAAAGCCTAATTTTCGGAAAAGTATCAAGAATATATTGGATAGCAACTCCGTAATTATTTTTCATATAACTATTATATAAATTATGAAATTCATCACATATTATAAGCGAATTTTCAAATTGAGTCAATAATGATTTATTTATAGTTATATCACCATTATTTATATGTTCTTCAATAATTTCTTCTAACGTTTTGAAATCAACAATTTTGGCTGTACTTTGTTTTGCTACTTGTGATTCAAGCTCAATTAAACTAATTTTATCAGAAATAAATAATTTATTAACGAATTCTTGATAACCAAAGAATTTAAAAAAACCTCCATATTTTTTACTGGTAATTTTTCGTTTGAGCATATTATAGTATTCATTATACCTTTTAACATCAGCATCAAATCCAGATTTAGCAATATCGCGAAATGTATGTAATTTATCTTTTTCGGCTGAAGTAATTAGTCCTAATTCTGGATATTGGATTATATCTCTCAAAAAAGCGGATTTAGTCCCGCTAAATCCCATAATAAATACATTAGGGGTATTTCTATCAAGTTCCGAATAAGGTTTTCTTCCTGGTGGCAATTTGAGCATTAATGATTGGTATTGTTGTTTATAAATTTTAATAAATTCGATTGCCACAAGTATAGCGGAAATTGTCTTGCCAGTTCCTGTTCCATGTTTAATTAATAATCTAGTATGATTAGAATTAGGACTGATGAGATTACGTATAAATAATTGATATGAATTACTATTAAAAAATTTCCCTTTAAAATCATCTAAAATCGGGGGGTCCCTAAAATCATATTCTGGATCAATACGTAAATTATAAAATTCTTTTCTTTTAAGAAGGTCATTGACATATTCTTGATTAAAATCAGGTTCTTTATATGCCATTACAGTATATTACTTATTACTTATTACTTATTACTTATTATATATTATATAATAAATAATATATATATAAATTAATCCAACCCACCAATATGCAAATGAGTGATGTTTTAATCAATATAAATCAAATAGAATCATACATTACACATAAGAATGTCGGGGCATTATTAACTGATAATTCTGATGATATTATTGATCCTAAAAGTATCGAAAATGCAGAACAAATTCTAAAGGAATTGATGGGTTTAAAATCTAATTTTAATTCAATATTAATATTATTAGAATCTAAAATAACTAATGTTAAAAAGATTCGCGATAATGAATTAAAAAAATTAAATTTAATATTAGAAAGATTTCAATTGAAAGGCAATCAGGCAAATACACAAACGACTAATTATGATGAGAAACAAATAGTTACGATAAGCAAGCAGCCAACAAAAACATTAATTAATGTGGAAGGACAGATGAAATTAGATGCATTCAAAATAACAGATTTTTCTATGGTGCCTTCAACTGGAGAACTGTGCTATATTGAAGATAAAAATCATTTCGCTATAAGGATTAATGGTATATTGTTTCATGGAAATATCGGATATATTTATATCAATAATAATAATCCCGATAAAGTTAAAAGCTGTAAATTTGGCAAATTATGTAATAAACTAAATTGTAATTATTATCATGATCCAACGATATATCCGAATAGTAAAGATGTTAGAAATTATATTGCAAATAGTTGGCTATATTCAACATCACCTAAATATGCAACCAAATCGCGAAGATTTGGTTCGAAAAGTTTATTAGAAATAGATATGAATAATTTAACAGATGAAGAGGTAAAAAGATTTATGGATCAGGCTATTCATGATATCTTGTGTTGTTTATTATTAAAAAAATATTATAAGGGAGATTAATATATAAAATTTTAATTATTAAAAATTGAAATTATAGTATATATAATTTATAGTAAGTTCGTAGGTGAGTTCGTAGAACGAATCTCAACGAACCGTGAAAGCTAGATTAATGGATATACCCATGCCAGGCTCGACTTTAGAGGATCTCCGTAAAGAGAATGAACAATTAAAAAGGGAATTAGCAGAATATAAAAAAATGACAGAGAGATTAGAAATTATGTATTGTATGAAATGTGGAATAAAGCATTTTGGTAAATTTAATTTATGTAAAGAATGTTATGAAAAACAAAAAGCTTTGCGAAATTATGCAATTAAGTCCGAAGCGGGTAAAGCACACAAACATAAAGATGTACCGCCGATTAATGCCAACCTAAATAATATTGGCAAGGTGGGCAATAGGGTTAATCCTTTCAATGATAGCAAATATAAACTATCAACTAACGGTATAAAAAATAAATTAAAAACATATGATGACTTTGAAAAGGATAAAAGGGCGAAAGGATATCATAGCGAAAGTGAGGAAAGTGATTAGAATTGATCTAATTAATAAGTATTACATTTAATTTTTTTGCGAACTAGTCTAAAAATCGGAGAAATAAGTTTATCAAGGCGACCTGATCTATCGATTAGACGAATATCATGAATAGACATCCATTTAATATTTGAAATTTCGTCAACTTGGTCAATACTTTCAAAATTAATTTTAGGTTCAAATAAATGTCTAACAACAGCAATATAATAAATATTAATATATTCTATATTATCGCTAATATATGAATAAAATTTTCTAACCCTGGGAAAAATTTTATATGAATTTTTTTTAACATTAGTTTCTTCTTCAAATTCTCGAATAGCACAATTAATATCTGATTCGTTTTTATATTTTTTCCTCCCTTTAGGAATTTCCCAGATTCTCTCCACATTATCAGATTTATTTATTAATTTTTTTAATTTCGCCCCCCCATCACCTAAGAATGTGGAATCAAATTTAGCTTTAGATATATGATATTGTTTTTTTTTAGGAGTATTAAGCCAAATTCGATACCACATTTGAGCAAAATTTAGGCTCAATATATCTAACTTTTCTTCAAATGTCATTTTATTAAAAAGTTCAATTAGTTGAAAATTATCGAGCGAATTATATTTACCATGAATAAAATCAATATAAGCATATGTCCATCTTTTGCAAATTAGAAGAATTTCAGGGGTATTGCCATTAATACGACAACATGCAATACCAAATGAAATTTTTTGAACTTTGGCACCATGTTGACTCCTGATCGGTATCAATATATCCATAACTTAAATATTTAATTTTATTTTTTTCAATTTTTTATACATATATATATATATAAATTATTTCAATACAAATGCCTGAACCCCAGGTGGTGCCAGATTCGAGATATCAATTCTTTGTTCTTCTCATTATAGTCGTGTTGGTTTTGATAGGATTATTCGGATTTTATGTCGTCGGCGGAATAAGTGGCGGAAAGAAACAAATAAGGGGAGAAGTTGGTGCTGGATTTAGATTTGGTTTACCAAAAGAAAAATATCAAGGGTATCAAGATAGCAATATTTATCAAGAGGTTGGACGTGGAATTACATCCACGACGGCTCATACCCCAGAAGAATTACGTGTGCCCGAAGGAACTGATTTTAATTAAAAAAATAAATAAATTGAAATTCGTATTATTTTTTTAATTAGACATATCAAGGGATATCATATATATGTAAAATGTTAAAATTATTGAAAACCGACGAAATTCTAAGATATCTAGATTATTTTAAAGATCAACCCAAACAGAATTCTAAAGAATGGCAGGAAACAAGGAGATTAAGTATTGGCGGAAGCGAAATAGCCATTATTCAAGGAATAAGTCCATTTAAAAAATTACGAAATATGATGGAAGCAAAAATTAATAATAATTATTGGGACGGAAATATATATACGTGGTGGGGAAAAGTATTCGAACGAATTGTTAAATCATGGTGTGAATTAGTTTTCCATACTAAAATATATGGTACTAATGATTATCTAAGAAACATACCAAATAAGGATGGATTTGCATATTCTCCCGATGGAATTGGTGTCGTACAAATTCCGATAGAGATCGAATATAATAATTCCATATTAAGGAGATATGTTGAGGATAAAATAGTTTTATTTGAATTTAAATCACCATTTGGTAAAATGGTGAAAGAAAATGTTCCCGAAGATCATTATGTATCACAAGTAAAAATGGGATTAGATATGATAGATATAGCTGAAATGGGATTATTAGTTGAAGCTGTTTTTAGAAGATGCTCATGGAATGATTTAGATTTTACGACAAATTATGACCACGAATTTCAGACAAAAAGTTATAATGAAACTGTATCTGCATTTGGAATAATATATATATGTGTGCACGATATCTCCGATATAAATTTAAATAATCTTAAAGCAATATATAAAGAAAATTATTTAAATATTGATGAAACTGTCGATTATGGAACATGTGATAGATTAGTTTTAGAAGAAATATTGCGACTGATAACAAAAGGCCACATATTACCCGTATATAGTCATATAACAATTTCTAATCAAGAAATGTCATTAAGAAAATTAGAAAAAATATATGAGGATTTAACATCCAGTGCACATGTAATTGGAGTTTTACCCTGGAAATTAGTCGATATTGTATATCATCCTATAGAAAAAACTATAGGATATTTAGATCAATATAAGGAAAAAATATCCGAAATATTAAAAGTTATTAAAGATGGACAAAATAATATGGCAAATTCAAAAAATATATTAGATAAATATTTTAACATTCCAGCTTCTCCAGATAAAGAAGTAGAAGATAATTTTGTTTATGTTTAAAAAGTGAATTGAATATATATACAATTAACTCATTTATTGCTTTCAGTGCCTAATCCACGCAAGCACATAAAAATGCCCAAGAGACCGCAGAGTACCCATAATTATAGATATAATTATATCATGGATTATATCGAAGAAATTAATTCTTATCTACCTCTATTAATGATAAGCGAGCTATCATTATTGAGATATAGCACGAACTATATGAAACGCAGACAATGGTTAGAAATTATGGAGATTCTTACGGACGCTTTAATTACATATGATTATGATTTACACAAAGGTAGCTTTGTGAATGATACTACTCCAGATGATGTTATTGACGCAGATTTTCGAAGAGGATTAATGTACCATATGTGGACCAAATTAAGAGCATCGTCAACTCCCGATCTGGCCGAAATAATAGAAGAATTGGTTGACTTGTTAGATAGTGAATACACCATTTATGCTAGACATACACGTTAGATGACTAATCTATAAGCGATAGATTTACCAGCAGAATCACTAATACGTGATATTTTAACAACATCACCAGGTCTTGCACCAATCCAAATAGCTGCAGAATCACTGGCTAACATTTTAGGGAATGAATTTTTAGATTTATAATAATTAGTAAGAAGATCATCAATTTCTTCTTTAGGGGCAATTTCATGTTTAGGTACAGAAATATGTTTAGGAATTTCTATAATAAATTTTTCGTAAGGATAAAATTCGATAAATATTTTAGGGTAATCAATTTTAAAACTATCTATAACTTTTTTTATATGATTTGATAAAGGAAATTCGCTAATGATTAATATATCACATCCAGTTTCTAAAATATCTTTTTGAAATTTAGAACGAAAAAGAGATTTAAAATCTGGTCCCTTCAAAGCATAATTACTTTCGGGGGAAAATAAAAGAACGAATGATTTTTTTTCAGCCACAACACCCTCAATTAAAATATAACCATAATGATTAATTTCTATAGAAAATTCATCAATAGTTAAAAATTTATAATTTGTATCGATATTTCTATATTTTAAAAGTTTTTGAATGTTTTTATAGATATCTCCAGGGATGTATCTATCCATTATCATATATATAATAATTATTTATTTTAAATTCAATTAATTTTTATATTAAGTAGTATTTAGATTATTTAGATTAATTAAATATTTTTTGATTTTTTTTATTTTATAATATATATAATATAAATATCTTGTATGTCGGGTCCGTTAGATTTATCTTCTCTTGTGGCTAGTGGTGGGGGGGTTATGGATTGGCCCTCAAATAAACCAGGATTGGCAGCAGGATTAATTTATGTATTAGCGATTGCATTTATTATTGTGCTTATTATACTTATTGTAAGGGTTGTTAAAGAGAAAACACCATTTCGTGAGAGATGGGGAATGCCTGGAAAGCCAGGGGTGGAACTAGATGATGCAGGTAGTCCATATTTTAAGAGGGAAAGTTTTGGACCGAACGTCTCGGCATCTGATATAGTGGACCCGATCGAATTAAGTCCGACCAAAGACCCCATACAAGATGGTAGGGATGATTGGGGCCCATATCGACTCGGAAAGAGTGGAAATAGATATTATATGATAACTGATGCCAAGGGGCAACCTATGAGGGATGCAAGTGGTTACATATTTTACCAACGATTGTCTGCGTTTAGAGGTGTACATGGGAGAGAAATAACTGTCGATCCATTGAAAATAGATTTCTCAAAAGAGGGTGCATATGATGATTATCGGGATACTTGTGTGCATGATATACAAAACTTAACACATGAACGGGATATTCGAGGGAGAGTGACGGGAAGTTCTGACCCTTGGGGATGGATGGTTTCGAGCATGAAGGCAGCCAATGAGGCAGCTCCCAAGGGAGGAGGTGAATCATTTAGTGTTGCTGCACAGGATCAACTATTATCACAAAAAGCACAAGGTCTTTAAATAAAATATTAAAAATAAAATTTATATAAATATAATTATTAGGCCACAACCCAACCAAATGAGCGACATAGTACCAAAAGAAGAAACCTCAGTAAAACCATTCAGCAAAATAGGGGGGATGGTAGCGGCACATCCAAATATTGTATTAAGCATATTGGTTTTATTAATTTTAGTAATAATTTATTTATATTTCAAAGATATGTTTAATAAACCAACAAAGAAGAAAACTAAAAAAGTCAAAAAGGATGAGACTGAAAATGAGGAAAAATTAGATGAAATAATCGAAGAATTAAATGTTAAACAAACAGAATAAAACAGAATAAAATTGAATAAAATATATTTTTTTTTATTAAAAATTGAAAATAACATAACATAATTATTTGATGATGGTTGATATTAATAAAAAATATAGTCTTCTTAACACCTCAGAACATGTCCTCAAAAAGGATATGTGGGCTGGGTCTAGTAAAATTACTGAGACAATTGAATGGATAATTGAAGACTCCCAGCTCGAATTAAAGGAAATAGCTTATCCACCAAGTTTATATAAATGTATTGATGAGGCAGTAGTAAATGCATTAGATCATCATATAAATCAACAAGACACCGATGAAGAAGTAACATGGATAAAATTAGGTTATGATGAATTAACCGGCGAAATATCTGTCGAAAATAATGGGGCAGGAATTGAAATAGAAATTCATAAATGCGGAAAATATGTTCCAGAAATGATATTCGGGACAATGTTTTCAGGAAGTAATATGGAGAAAGCAGAAAGTAGTATAACTGGAGGAACAAATGGAGTAGGCATAAAATTAGCCAATATATTATCAACAAGATTTACAGTTGAAACTGTAAGGAAGGCTCCCAATTATCATAAATATTATAAGCAAACTTGGACCGAAAATATGTCAAAATGTGGGGAGCCAGAAATAATTGATTTAATTTTAAATCCCAAAAAAATATTAGCAAAGAAAAAATTAGACCACACATTAGTGACGTTCATTCCAGATTATAAATATTTCGGATATAAAGGAATAAAAGAAGCCGAAAAAATAATAAAATTGTTAATGAGAACGCGAGCATATATGGCTGGTGCCTATGTTGGAAAATTATGTAAAATATATTTTAATGAAGAAAAAATACCAGTCGGAAGTATTGACGATCTTGCACATTTAATTATTAACGATGACAGTAATATTTTATCAACAACAATCGGAAAAACATCCAAATGGGATATTTCAATAATTGTGGCCGAAAATGACTCTAGATCAAAAAAGAATTTTTGTCAATTAAGTATAGTGAATGGAGTTGTAGTCCGCGAAGGGAAACATACCGAATATTTATTAGAAGAAATTATTAAAAGTGTAAAAGGTAAAATTTCGAAAGAATTAAGCAATAATAAAATTAACTTTAAACCAGAATTTGTATATAGTAATATTATCTTATGTGTTAGTTGCAAGATTCCTGGAATAAGTTGGACAGGACAAACGAAGGAAATTCTGAATGTACAATCTCGATCAGTATTTTCAGAATACAAATTACCAACAAAATTTATTTCTGAATTAACCAGCAAATTATCCGAAAAAATAATTGAAGCATTATGTCAAGATAAAAAAAATATAAAAAAACGAATAGAATATGATAAATATTATCCAGCCAATCATTTAGGCAAGGATAGCAGTTTATTCCTACCCGAAGGAGATTCAGCTAAAGGGTGGTGTGTCAAAGGATTAACATCAACGGGATTAGGTTTTGATTATTATGGCATACTAACAACTGGAGGAGTAACAATAAATGTAAGAAAACAAATGAAACAGGTTAAGGTATTAGGAACAACAAAATTTACATCAAATGAAAAATTATCGCTTAATAAATTTTGGAATACATTTTTAGGGGTTACAGGACTGCAACCCAATTATAGATATGATCCTAAATCTCCGACATATCAAGAAGAAAAAGCGTTATTAGAATATGGGAGCATAATAGGTTTTGTTGATCAAGATCACGATGGGGTAGGTTTTATATTTAGTTTAATATTAAATATGTTTGAATTATTATGGCCCAATTTATTACAGGAAGGCTATGTGAAAAGATTTGTAACTCCTTTACGTCGAGCATATCCCAAAAAAGGAGGAAAAGTATATGAATTTTATAACGACGTAGAATTTGATGAATGGGCAAAACAGAATGATGTATCAAGCTATGAAATAAAATATTTAAAAGGGTTAGCAACACATAACGAAAATGAGATTATACATATGTTTCAAAAATTCCAATCCAATATATTTACATATTATATGGATGACATAATAACCGCCCATAAAACGTTTGAAATATATTTCGGAAATGATCCAGAATTACGAAAAATAGAATTAAGATATAATCCTCTGGAACCACCTGAGAATATATTATTAAAATGGCAAAAAGAAAATATGTTGATAGATTGCACTGATCATCTTATTTATGAAGCAAAAGCTCATGACCTATCTAATTTATATCAAAAATTATGGAATGCGATTGATGGAATGAATGAATCCGGAAGAAAAATACTTGATGGGAGCCAAAAAAAGTTTAATAAATTATCTCACACAATTAAAGTTGACCAATTGGCTGGGTATATATCGGAACATGAAAATTATCATCACGCTAAGGCATCTTTAGAACAATCGATTACAGGAAAAGCATTTTTAGATGTCGGAGGAATTCAATTGCCACAATTGCAACCATATGGAAATTTTGGTTCGCGAGCTGGTGGAGGTGATGATGCAGGACAACCCCGATATATTGAAACGAAATTAAATTCTTCCTTAGTTGATTTAATATATCCAGAATTAGATAAGCAATTACTAGAATATACATTTGATGAAGGGAAAAGAGGAGAACCAAAATATTATGTGCCAATAATTCCTATGGCAATATTAGAATCGGTAGAAATGCCAGCTCACGGATGGAAGATAAAAATATATGCTAGAGAAGTGATGGATGTGATTTCAAATGTTAAGAAAATGATTAATGAAGACAACAGAGATTTTAAATTAGATCCTATAAAATATTTCACAATAGGACATATCGGGGATATTAAACCCATAAATAATAAAATATATTCATTTGGAAAATATAAACATGATAAAAAAAATAATATAATAACAATTACCGAATTACCCTTAAGAGTATGGACCGATAATTATTTTAGTAAAGTAATAGCGGATCCCATTATAATTCCATCCCGATCTAAAAATCACAGCGGAGCCAATGGAATAGAAATAATATTAAAGTTAACTTCTGACGCTATGGAAATAATTAATAAGAAGAAAAATCCGATAGGTGATTCGATTGAGGATTATTTCGGACTTCGCGAATATATGGATGAACAGTTAAATTATATAGGAAATAAAAGTGAAGTAATCGAATTTAAAACAGTTGAGGAAATAATAAGATATTGGTTTCCATTTAGAAAAAAATTATATGCTGAAAGGATAGAAAGAGAAAAATTGATATTAAAACTTAAGATTAAAATGTTAGAAAATGTTATCAGATATATTGCCGAAAATAGTAAATTGAGCGTATTAACTGGAAAAACCAAGAAAGAAGCCGAAAATTATTTAGCCGAAAATAATTATGATAAGTTTAATAAAAGTAAATTAAAAAATTTAGAATATTTACCAACAAATTTGTTAGAGCATTCTATATGTGAATTAGGTTCGTATGATTATTTATTATTAACTAATGATATTTCACGATTAGATGATGCAATTAAAAAACGTAAAGATAAATTAGAGCAATTGAAAAATAAATTAGATGAATTAATAACTGAATCTCAAAAAGGAAGATTTATTGGAGCAACAATATGGTTAAGAGAATTGGCTGAATTAGAAAAAATAATAAACGAAGGGAGAAAAACTGGATGGATATTTGATGATAAAAATAAATTCAAATATTAATCAATTTATAAATTAATTAACTTTTTTAAATAAAAAAGTTTCTGCCTTAAGGCAGAAACAGTTCAGCTGAATGCTGAATACACTAAATTGACATTAATGTCGTGATCTTATTTTAAATAAACAATAGCCCATTTTCAATGGAAACAAGATATAACAGGTATTAAGAACTAATCCTGTTATATACTATATTATACATAAATTCAATTTTTTTTTTATTTAAAATTGAATTTATATATAATATAGTATATAACAGTATTAAGAACTAATCCTGTTATATACTATATTATACATAAATTCAATTTTTTTTATTTAAAATTGAATTTATAGAGGATAAACAATATATAAGGCAGAAATTCTTTCTGCTGTACACAATGGACCTGGAAGAATACATAACACGAAAATTATACAAGCCTAATTTATATATGTTAAATAATAAAGTATATATCGAAGAAATAGGAGCCAAAAGGCATGAAATATATCGCATAGTATATTCAGATGATTTAACAATAATAAAAATATTTGAGAATATAGACGATATAATTAAGATAAAAAATGTATTAATAGATGATGAGACAAATATCATAAAAAAAGCAATAGACAAATATGGAATATATTTTCCTGATATAATTCTGCACAGACCAGTTGGAGTAAAATATGATTTAAGTATAGATGTTCCAACTAAGAAATCGTATGAATTATTTCTTAATATAATGGGAATTCGGGTCATAGCAGAGGAAATCATATCTCGATTATCTTATCAAGATATATTAAATTTAACATCCGCAAATAGAATTCTCAATCATAATGTATTATATACGATAGGTCAGAATATGAATCATAACAAGATTTTAAATATATTAATGTATGGAGGAGAGAAAGCTCGCCATATGCTCCAATATATAGATTACCATGATCGGGTTATATATAAAATGTTAGAGAGATTAGACGGAAGTCAATCGTCTATCATTGAAAGATATGGTGGAATAATATCACAATTATATAACGAGTATCATTTAAATGAAAGTGAAACCTTTTTGATAAATATATTGCATGATTCGAATATTAATAAAAAAAATGTATTACCATTAATTAAACCATTAATTATATATACTGTAAAAACTATGCAATTGAGCGGTTTAAGATCTAAGGATAAAATGTTCATATATTTTAGAACCGTAATTGAATTAGGTTATTCAGACTTATATTATGAGTTAATCCCTTATATACCTAAATCAGTAATAAGAAAATTAAAAACCGCTAAAACTGCAGATTATCTATTAACAAATAGATATGCAACGGTAGCGATGACATTTGTTAGAATGAAATTGTTTTGTCCATTTAGATATAAAGGTCTAATTACATTATTAATCACGATAGGACATTATTATTCAATAATACAAATTTTAGATGAACTTATTGTAGATCCACGATTTGTTCACTCACAGTCGGAACTACAAATTAATCAGCTGAAAAGTAGTTTGGAACAAATATATAAGATTATAGATTTTAGAAAATTTTTAGAGGATATTAAATTCAGAATATCGAATAAGAAACAGAATAGAGAGGCGAGAAAAGTTATAAAATATATAGACAATTTAATAATTATGCGAGCTTAATAATTATTAAGACCGCATGATAATTCCTTGTTTTATTTTTTCTATAATGGAAATATTATAATCAATAGCTTTATTAATAACTTCACTAGCATCTAGATTAGTTTTTAATTTAACGGTTAAATTATTATCAATATAATTGTGATAATAAGTAACTGATGGAATATCAGGATAAAGTTCACAAACAGATTTAGTAATAATATTTCCAATAGTATCGGATTCTTTTTTGGTAATTATAGCTATATCATTTTGATATTCTATTTCTATATTTTTCAAATCTCTTAATCTGTTGATTAATTCTTTACATGCCAATTTAATAATATCTTTAGCGTCCATATTACCATTAGATATAAATATTATTTTGAAATTTTTTGGATCAGCAATACTAGACGGGATTCCAGTCTTTGTGAATGTGTTAAATGGTTCAATATCAGTTGGTAATGAACGAGCATTACAAGTTACAGAATGTCCACCATGATTATAACCATAATCTATTTTAATATAAATTTCGGAAATACTAACTGATTTACTTGGATTAAGCATAAATAATGTAAAAGTAGAATTAAAGGGAAGTCGGTTAGTACCTTTAATTATTTTAAGATCTTTAGTTTTAACCTCTAAAAGTCTTTCTGTTTTATTAGTAACATCAAGGGAGAATATAGTATCTGTTGATATGTTTTGATCAATAGGTATATTTCTAAATCTCCCTTGGACAAAATCGACCAAAATAAATGGATCAGTGGTCGAAAAAGATGACGATTTAAATTTCATAGCTTTAATGGGTAATTCTGATAAAATAACTCGCCTAAACCCGTTAGCTATGGCTGTATTAATATTATTTAGTTGTAGAGTTCCCTCATAAGGTTTAAACATTGTCGGAAGAAGATTAGAAATATCTGGATCATTTTCTTTAGGGGCCAACGATCGGACAGTGATCATCTTTTATATATTATATAAATAAAATATTCAATTTAATTTTGAATAATATATTACATATATTAATATATAAATTAGAAATGACAAACGTATTAACAATATATGTAATGCCAACACCAAACTGTATAAATACAGTAAGATATTTGACAAAAAATATACACATGATAAAACAAATGGGAATACGTATTATAGTACGGAAATTCACTGAGGATGATTTTGATCCAAAAACCGTCGAAGTATTGCGGAGTAGAAAGATAAATAAATTTCCAGCATTAATAACGAATGGGAAGGTAATTATGGGATGTCAGAAAATAGAAGACCTGTTTAATAAAAATATTAAAGAATATAAAAATATGATTTACGACAATCAAACAAAAAATAATCATGGAATGAATAATGTTTCTTGTCCGAGGAGTCTGGACGAATATCATAATAAAGTAATTTTTGCAGGTGACGACGATGACTCTGAAGATGAAAACGAAAATATTAGAAAAGAAATTGATACAAAATTAAAAATGGCTATCGATGGTCGACGTAACGGCAATAATCCATTAAATGAAATAAGTAATGTGAATGGTCCCATTTCGGCCCATAAGACCGAAGTTCTTATACGCAATCCCTCAGAGATACCTGGGGGGATTAAAGATAACATAGTAATGGAAGATAATTTTAAACTTTTAAAAACTAATAAAAATTCGGGTAAAAGTATGTCACAGGACGATGAAATGGAGCAAGCTTGGTTAAATAACCATTTTGGGACAAATGATATATAATGTAAATATCAATTTATTATAAATTAAATATTTAACAAATAAAATATATAATTAATAATGGCTGAACAAATAACAAAATTTAACACGAATTTGATAAAATTATTAAAAGAATTAGAAAAATATTATCCAGATAGTGGAGAGATAATAACATTGAACAATAGAATAAAAATATTAAAGAATGAACTAGGACGAGAAATGTTAATAGAGAAATGTGGTCCCGAGATATATGTGTATAAGGAAAAAATATATGCGAGGGAGATGGATTTTTTCCGAAATTTCAATAATATAAAAAAAATGTCAAATATAGATGATTCAAAAAAAAATTATAATTTGGTGATTACAATATTTAGGATGGCTTCGGAAATATATCCGAAATTACCAAAGGCAAATCAAGATGAAATGTATGATAGATTATTAATTTTGTTAGATAGTTATATAAAATATAAAAAATTATAAATTAGAGAATATAACAATATTAGTATAAGCAAAAATAAAAATGAGCAGGGGCGGTAAAGTAAAAGTTATAACTAAAACGATAAAAGACCAGAATGTAACCGAAATGTTCAATCAGATGTTAGGAACTGGAGCTATCAATTTAGATATGTGTTATCCTAAATATGAGAATATTAAATCATATTGTAATAAAATATTAGAGATACTAAATGTGTTTAACAATTCACCTTTTTTGAAAAGTTATAGTGAATTAGAATTAAATAGGAGAGATATTAATATTTTTATAGCAAAATCAAGAATAGAGTGCGACAATGTGTTTAGTATAGATTTATCCGATTATGAATGGAATTTGAATTTAGTAGATGACGCAAGGCGAAAAGAATTTGAAGAGAAATATACAACAATGAAAAAAAGCGAGGTAGTATTTGCATTCATAAAAACATGTGATAATTTAATACCATATAGGAAATATATAGGAAAAATGGAAAATTTGGACCATAAATTTTTGGAGACAATGGCTGGAAATGAATTTAGTCCATTTCCATTTTCAAATCTAAATTTTAAATATATAATCGATGGGTTATTGATAAAAAAAGGATTAAGTGAAATAAAATTTGTAATGACAGTATTAAACAAGATATTAACATTATCATATAATTTATATCGGGTATATAATAATCCCGATTTTGATGTTAGTGAATTTGCTAAGGTTATTGTGAATAATATTGGGGAAGTTAAAAAGCGAATCCCGAGATGCGAGAAAGCATTTAAAAAGATAGAAGAATCAGTAGATTTGTTAAAAGAAAATTTCAATGGTTATTATAAGGATTATGTACAAACGCAAAATCAGATGATAATCATGGAAAGTTTTGTAACTGATGTAGCTAAAAATACAAAAGCAGATCCAGAAACAACGAGAGAGTTCAGACAAATAATATCATATTATAGAAAGATGGCAGGTCAACAGATAAAGAATCCCCGAATGAAACAATTATTCGATAAAGTCAATGAAAATTTTAATATGATTGACCAACATGATAATTTAGTAAAAATTAAGAGTTTATCTGATTCGGAGGGAGAAGAAGAGCACTCATCTGTTCCCTCTGAAGAAAAGGAAAAGCGTGATGATGATGTCAAAGAAACAGAAGAAGAGGAAGTAGAGGGCAATGGTGATGATAATATAAAAGAAACAGAAGAAGAGGTTAAAGAAACTGAGTCTACGCAATCGTTAAAAAAATCTTCATATATTATGAATGAAGAAAAAGATGAGTGATGATTCCAATTGAGGAATAATGTACGTAATTTATATAAATTAATAGAATAAAAAAAGTTTTTTTTATTCTATTAATATATATTACCATTTTGTGATGACAAATTTATTATTATTTATAATACTATTCATAATAATAATAGCATTAATATATTTGAAAAATGGTGATTCAAATGTAACCGCTATATTATTAATTCCTATAATGTTTATGATACTACATTTAAATAAACAAATGGGGATTACCATCAATAAAGAAAAAGAAGAAGAAATAGAAGAAATGAATATCGGCAAACCCGAAGATTCGGAGAAGGGAAAGGACAATTTAACAATTCCGGTATCTAAAATATATGATGAAATAGACTATAAAGGATTCGGAACAAATCCTTTATATACTAGTTGTTATAAATTACCATCATGGGAATTAAATGATTGTAATACCTATGGAGCGATGTCAATCGATGAAAAAGTAAGTCATCAGGCAAAGATGAGAAACAAAGAGAATAGGGTAATAGATGGATGGACATCAAAGAATATGGATTATTATAAAAAACATTTTTCAAATGAATTAGAATTAGAAGAAAAATTAAGATGGTGGGGAAATGATGAATATTAATATATTTATTATTAAAAATAAATAATGATAAATATATATTTATCATTATCGATACTTTATGAATAACCATCAAGTTGGGGTTAATCGACACCAATTATATAATAATCCTAAATATGCAGAACAGAAGAAATATGAAGATGTTCACACATTATTGAATAATGAATTAAAAAATCAAGGAAATGATGTAGAATATCGAGTGCATAGATCACAAACAGAGGTGCTTAAATCTCAAGTAACTTTGGAACCTAGAAAAGAACAAAGAACTGGAATATCCGATAAATATTTATATTGTGACAGTTTCAATAAACAAAATAATAGTGATATGAGTTCCGGTTTATTAGTTTTTGACGTTAGAAACTTAAATAATCAATCTCCCCTTAAAAATATAATCGAGACCGAAATAACAATTCCGTTTTATATTCCTGAACCACTAGTCGATGCGACATATCAACCGTCATATTATTATTTTAGCCACGTACAAATAGAAATAGAATCGGTAGCAGGATATCAACATGTAAATGGTGGACCGACAACTAAATTCCATTTTGATTTAGAAACGGAGACTGCTGGAGGAGCAATATTTAGACTTCGTAACGGATCATCAAAATATATATTTAGTTATCCGGTACCATCAATAGACGAGATTCGTGTAAGATTTAAAACCCCGTTAAGAAATGTGGAGTTTTTGAGTGATGTATTCAATGTAACAGTTAATGTTGCTGGTGCCCCCCCTTTCAATCAAAGATTTATAACATCTGTTCCCCATAGTTTAACGATTGGTGGACAATATGCAGTATTTTTCCGGAATTTCAATTCGACAAATATACCATTAAATACAACAATAAATGATACAAGGGGGCATTTGGCAGATGTAATTGATAGCACGACAATACAATTAACTAATACACCAGGATCAACAGGATTAGGAACGGCAGTTGATATTATTGGGAATCCTGCAACAGCTCAGCTGTATATAGGTGAGAGACGGTTAGCATTTATATTACGATGTAGAGAAGTGAAAGAAGATGAAACTAATTATATAACTCCAGTCTAACTTACGCGGTTTGTTCTACGAACTCACCGAACTTACCAACAAATTAATTCAGCATGAAGTTTATTGATATTTTTTTAATGAATGAATTGACATACATATAAAAATTAATATATATTAAATTATTTATATATAATATACGTGTGAGTTCGGTGAGTTCGTAGGCGTTATAAGTGCAACGAAGCTTATAGGAACGAATCGTATCACAAATGACATCGGATGCGAATACACGAATAATAGCAGAAGTTAGTGAAGGTCCCAGTGAAATAATTAATTCGACTAAAACAGTAATAAATCCAAATATTCCCAAATCTATAATTAATGCGATATCGAATGACATAATAGTATATTTACATGGTCGAAGCGTAAGTTCTAGTAAAATAATAGAGGTAATTGGGTCATTTACATGTACATTGCAAACTAATTTAGGAACATTTTTATTAACATCTAGTAATACACCGGTAACATTATATTATGATGCGTTATCTGGAAAATGGACGGATCCAACATTTACTGTAAGACCATATCCATTAACGAAGAAAACATTAGCGGATGCACATACAAGGAATGATGGCGGTGGTACGAGTCGTCAGGGGATTTTTTGTGCAATAAATTCGAATGAAGATACAATTGTCTTTACGGGATATGCTGATATAGCGACATCTACTACTCAGGGTTCAATATGGGTATTCGTCAAAGATTCGTCTAATAAATGGTCTCAACAGGGGAGCAAACTCACCCGAGGAACTTTACCGAATAGTGGATTTCCATTATCTATATCAATAGATGATACAGGAAATGAAATGATAGTTGGGGGTGGATCTAATGATATGGGTCCGACAATATTGGGAGATAATGAAATATTTCGTCGAGAAAATTCGATATGGACAAAGATTCAACGATTAGTAGGAACTAATGCAATAGGAAATAGCAATCAGGGAAGATCAGTATCAATAAGTGGAGATGGAAAAACATTAGCTGTCGGAGGTAATTTAGATGATACTAAAAATGGGGCAGTATGGATATTTAAAAAGGAATCCGGACTGTGGATACAAGAAACAAAAATAGCTGGAATAAATACAGAAAGATTAGGAACAGATGTTGAATTAAATTATAATGGGACTGTTTTATTAATATGCGGACATGGTAGTTCTGGTAATAGAACCACATATATATATATAAAAAATAACAACTTATGGACATTATTTAATGATTTTAATACAATTTTAACAAGTAAATCAATATCGATTCCAGCTGGTTTGGGATATTATAATTGTGCAATGGATAGAGATGGAACAAAATTTATGGCAATAACACAATTATTAGCATCTAATGGGTATGTGGTATTTATAACATTAGAGGGCAATGAAATATATGCTCAGAGATTGTTATTATCAAACTATAAAGAAGGAACACTTATAGATAATTTGAGTATCAATTTTGTCGGAGATGTAGCAATGAATAGACAAGGAACAATAGCTGTTGCATCGTCGAGTGAAGCTAGCACTATTGATGTATTTGGATATAATGCGATTCAAAGAACGTGGGATTACACACATACACTAACACTTCCAAGGATCGGAGGTATCATATTAAATAAACAAGGAATATCATTATCATTTAAAAATACTATATTAGTTGTGGGTAGTCCGCTAAATTACGAAGGAATTGGAGCTGTTCATTTATATACATTATTTGATGGGAAGTTTTCATTTTTAACAACTTTATCAGGGGGCGATTATGAACGAATGTCTGGATTTGGAGCATCGGCATCAATGAGTGGTGATGATCATTATTTAATGATAGGCGGAACGGTTGATAGGGGAGGATCAAATGGATCAGTATGGTTTTTAAATCGCGATGGGAGTACTTGGCGGCAAATGGGTTTAAAACATTTTCCTACAGATACATCGGGAACAAATTTTGGATGGTCATCCTCAATTAATGGAGATGGAACTGTAGCTGTTGTTGGGACCCTTTCTGCACAAAGAATTTATATATTTAGACGAACAGACACCGTATGGAATTTAATTGAATCATTACAGGCGGGAGATATACAAGGAGGGGGATTCTTTGGAAGAATTGTTGCCATAAATTCAGATGGAACAAAAATGGCTATAGGAGATCCAACTTATAGCTTTGGTCCTGGTACAAATCAAGGAGCTGTATGGTATTATACATATGACGGAACGTCATGGAGTACAACTGGAGCATTACAAGGAACTGGTACAGTAAATTTCAGTATGATGACATTTTCGAATGACGGAAATGGTCCGTTAGATATTAGCGGAGATGGAACAACAATTGCTGCTGGGGCTCAAAATCACAACAGTTTTTTAGATGGGGGTGTATGGATATTTTATAACGGAGTTTATCAAGCAGGACCATTACAAGGAACTGGAACTGTAGGTTTATCGACGAGACAGGGGACAAGTGTAGCATTAAGTTATGACGGAAATACTGTAGCATTTGGGGCCACATTTTATGGAGCAAATGGAGCTGTTATAATATTTACGAGAACAGGAACAACATGGAGTGAGCAACAAATAATAACATCATCTCATATAGTTTCAGGGAAACGTTTAGGTCATGATTTAGATTTAAGTGCAGATGGTAATGTATTAATGGTCAGTAGATTTACAGTAACAGGCGAAGCTGATACTATATGTGTATTTGAGCGGGTCAGTGGAGTATGGATAGAAAAAACATTATCACCAATTGTTGAAACAGGTATAAGTGAATTTGGACCAAAAATATCAATGAGTGATGAAGGAAGAATAGCCATAGCGACAACTCCAAATATAGTGCAGGGAAAGGCTGATTCATGGAGTAAATCTGGGGGATTTGTAACATTAGCATAATTTATGTAAATTTAAAATATAATAAATAACATTATATATATATAAGATAATGACGACAGATGCGAATACGAGAATAATTGCAGAAATAAATGAGTCTCCAAGCGAAACTATAAATTCTACTCAAAAAGTGATTAATCCAAATATACTAAAAACGATAGTTAATGCTATATCGGGAGATATAACAACATATCTTCATGGGAGAAGTATAAATTCAAGTAAGACAATAGAAGTTATAGGAGCATTTACATGTATATTACAAACTAATACAGGAACATTTTTATTAACATCAAGTAATACACCAGTAACATTATACTATGATGCTTCCACTGGAAGATGGATCGATCCGACATTCGGGGTGCGATCATATCCATTAACAAAAAAAACGCAAAAAGAGGATAATGTACCTCCAGATTCGGATGGGGAAACCAGGCAAGGATTATTTTGTGCGATAAATTACTTCGAGACTACAGTAGCAGATCCAGCATTTTTTGATTTAACTGCACCGAATAATGGATCATTATGGGTATTCGTTAAAAATAATTTAGAAATGTGGAGTCAACAGGGAAATAAAATAGTTGCTGACTCATCGGCTATTAGATTCCCATTATCGGTGGCGTTAGATGATACTGGAAATATAATGGCAATCGGTGAAGGGAGGAGCGAGGAACCTATGGGATTATTTGTTGGCTCATCTCGAATATTTACACGAGAAAATGCCGTGTGGACAGAAGGACAAACATTAATTGGTAATAATAATATTGGGGATAGTAACCAGGGGAGATCGATAGCATTAAGCGGAAATGGTTCAGTATTAGTTGTCGGAGGAAGTACGGATAATGCTAATAGCGGTGCGGTATGGATCTTTAACAGGAATTTGACAACATATATACAATTTACAAAATTAGCAGGACCAATATTAAATGGTTATTTTGGCGGAGATGTAGATATTGATGCAAATGGGACAGTAATATTAGTTGGTGCATTTGGTTCTGACAATGTGTATATATATACGTTAATTGGCACATTGTGGACATTATATTCAGATTATGCGTCAATATTGACCGCACAATCGATTGTTATACCTACTGGATTAGGTAAAGCTGTGGCAATAAATGGTGACGGGACTCGTCAAATAGCATTATCAACAATAGGAGATGTGGTCTTTTTAACATTAGTCAGAGTAGGAAATACATTTGTGAGTTCAATAGCACAAAAAATAAGTTTATCAAATTTTTCAGCTGGACAACAAATACATTTTAATTTAGCAATAACATTTACCGGAGATGTAGCAATAAATAGACAAGGAACTGTAGCAGTAGCATCATCTAACTATGCAAATACAGTTGATGCGTTTACCTTTAATGAAACAACAAGACAATGGACATATACAGAACAAAATATAGTTATTGCGGAATCCCCAAATAATTTATTACCATCTTTACAAGGGACATCATTAGCATTTAAAAATAATATTTTAGCAGTAGGGGCACCACAACATAATAATGATATAGGTGGTATACATTTATGGTCATTATCAGCAACAAATAAATTTAATTATTTAACAACATTATCGGGAAGAGATTACGAAAGAATATCATCATTTGGATCCTCCGCCTCTATAAGTGGAAATGGTCTTTATAGTATAGTTAGTGGTCCCACGGATGGAAATGGAAATAGGGGGTCTGTATGGTTTTATAAACGTGATGGAAGTAGTTGGACACAAATGGGAGGAAAAAAATTCCCTCCAATTATAACAATAAATACCAGATTTGGTTGGACTGTATCAATGAATTATGATGGTACAGTAGCAGTGGTCGGAATAGCCACTGGAAATAATTTTGTCTATGTATATCGGCGAACAAATGACACATGGACCCTGTCCGAAACAGTTACGGCACCAGATATACAACCGGGGAAAAGATTCGGAATTCATGTATCTATAAATAATGATGGAACGAAAATGGTGGTGAGTGATGATATATATGATTTTGGCATTGGATTTAGTCAAGGGGCTATATGGTATTATACGTATAATGGAGTTTCATGGAGTACTGCTGGAGCAGTACAAGGAACTGGGACTAATGATAATGATAGACTCACAACTTCAGAAGATGGAAATGGACCATTAGATATTAGCGGAGATGGAACAACGATCGCTGCTGGATCATATAGTCATAATTCATTTGATGGAGGTGTCTGGATATTTGAAAACGGGATTTATCAAGCGGGACCAATTCAAGCAAGTGGAACTGTAGGAGCAGGGACATTACAGGGATTTAGTGTAGCATTAAGTAAAGATGGGAATACATTAGCAAGTGGAGCAACTGGCTATAGTACCAACGGAGGAGTATTTATATTTACGAGAACTTCGGGAGTTTGGACTGAACAACAAAAAATAACATCTTCGCATGTTGTAGGAATCGAATTAATAGGTCATGATCTTGATTTAAGTTCGGATGGTAATATCTTGATAGTTAGCAGAAATTCCGCTGGTGGATTTGTTCCCGGCGGAACAGCAATATGTATATTTCAAAGAATCAGCGGAGTTTGGAGCGAAATAACACTAAGTCCAATTATAGATATCCCGCCAACAGAATTAGGACCACGAGTTACGATATCGGCCGATGGAAGTATAGCATTAGCTACAGCTCCGAGTTTTGTGCAATCTAAGGCAGGGACACTATCGGGAGGATTTATAACATTAGCTTAAATTAATAATTTATTAAGTTATTAAGTTATTAAGTTATTAAGTTATTAAGTTATTTCGTTGAGGATTTGTTAGATTCAAGTTCAATTTTTTCAATAATTTGTTTAAAAAGTCCGCTATCTTCAGGCATCGATCTATAGCCGTTAATTCCCTCATCAAATTCAAAAATAGTATAACCAAAAATCGAGTTAGGATTTTCTTTATAATAATAAGAATGATCATTAATAATTATTTCATTAGCTATAATTTTTTCTTCTGTATATGTTTTACATGGATTATCAGATATCATATCTGAATCAATGTTTTCAATAAATAACGGAATATTTGTTGGATTACAAACGCGACAATTTTTATTATCTGTGGTTAAGCATTCGATAGAAATTTCTTGAATAGCTTTGAGAAAACTAGAGAGTATAGTTTGATTCTGCATTGATTCTTTCAATAATTCCATATCAGTAGTTAACGACAATGGATCTAAATCATTTAAATTATTTGTAGGTATTTCATTTTTGGATTCAGGTTTAATACTAACATAAATATAAGGTTGAACAGTCCGTTCATCAGGTTTTAATGATTTATGAGAATTAATGCGAACAGCTCGGGCTATGATTTGCGATATTCGTCCATAATTCCAATAAGGTTCAAGTATATGAACATTACGTATATTTTTTAAATCTAAACCTTCAGCACCAGTGCTACTGATAAGTAATGTATTAATTATGTCACCATATTTATTTTTTTCACTGTTGAACATATCTTGAATTTCTCGTCTATCTTCGGGATGAACATTTCCAGATATAACTGCGAATCTTTTCACCTCATCTCCGCCGGTTTTTTTTCTAGAGAATTTTGGATGAATTCGCACATTTTCCATTTGTGTTTCAGTAGCAACAATGAATTTCATTCTATCACAATTTACAAGATAACATTTGGCTAATCTATGTACACCATCAATAATATGTTGTTTATCTGGAGTAAGAATGATAGGAAAATTTAAATCGCTATTTTTTATCCTTTCGAAATGATTTTTAAAACAAATGCGATTATCTAAAACCATATTAGGGGAGATTTGTTTTCCATTTTCCCACCAAGTGAAATCATCAAGATATTTAATCCAAAATTTCGGATTTAATATTTTTATTTCGTTTTTTTTAGTTTCATCTATTAATTTTTTAATACTATATTTAATCCCTAAATTAGTAAAGACATGTGATTCCGATATCCCATGGGATTCTGTAATGTCAGAGCTCTCTCTCGCAAGCTCCCAATCCCTCCGCCGTTGGGGGTACATGCAGCCACCGCCGAATAATTGAGTAGGCACCCCATTATCTTTAACTAATTCTAAGATAAATTGAGTAGGATTATCTTCTATTATATGCATACCCATTTTTTTAACAAATTCTAACGTTTCTTTTTTTCTTGGATCCGATTTTTCGATATACATTCTTAATCCATTAACTGTACTATTATCTAATATGTCGGTGATTTTATGGAATAATAAAGTTCCGACACCAAATCGAACATATTGAGCGTAAGTAACAATATCAACTAATTCAAGATAATTATTGGAATTTACATGTTTTAAAATGAAAATTCCCATAATTTCTCTTTTTCCAGCATCCATAACATGCTCAGCAACATAAGATATATATGGCCATTCGTTAGCATTTTCTGGAACAATATTTCCATGTCCTTGTTTAATTAATTCTTTAACATCATCACGGTCTGTTTTCCTAATTTGTATATCGAATGAAACAACATTATATAATTTTTCTGTTTGTGGCCTTATTGGTTCTGGAATAATGATTTGTTCTTTTTTCATTTTTTCCCTAATTGGTGTTAAATGAACAACTCCCTTAGTTCTCAATATTGCATGTCCCCTATGACTCCCGCCGATTTTACTTATAATATTATCTAAATACGAAGTATCAGGATTACCATATCCCTCAAATATGGTTTGATTTAGGATAAAATCGGTAGGTTCTGATGATAAAATATTACGAACTGGGGATCTACCACCTCCAGTTCGTCCTAATCGTTTGTTTTCTTTAATAGTTTTTTTAAGTAATTTTTTATAATTTATTAACTTATTTGCATATCGATCGATATTAATAATTTCTCTTAACGAATTATCAGGACTATCGGCTAATTTATAAGTTGCAAAAGCGACAATATTATTATCTTTATCAAAACCGATAGCAGAAATAAATGGCGGAGATAAATAGTCTATTGACAAATTAGATAAATATTTTTTAATAAATTTTTTAATAGATTTAAAATCATTTTTTTCGGCTATGCGAACAAGTCCATAATACTCAGCAGAGCCACCGTTAATAATTGTTGTACTCAAGGCCGAAGGAACTTCGGCTGTACCCTCATCATCATCCTTAACTTCTACTAACAATTTTAATTTATCTTTTTTAGATTTTTTAATTATGAATTGTTTCCATCCTCTAATTTCAAGATACCTCTGGATCGCTCCGAGTCCGCCGATGCCGACGAATTGAGAATAGACCAAATTTAGTCCACTCGAATTAGATAGGTTTTGATATAAATCGATTAATTTATTGGAAGTAATTTGTTCATCAACAATTTGTGGCGAAGCCACAAATGGTAGATCCAGCGGATCTATAATTTTATTTATATTATTTATATTGCTAATTGCAAAATTTGATGCTTGTCGCGATCTAACTCGATAGCTACTCGCATGTGCATTCCTAGGTTTTTGAAGACTCGGAACAGGTTTAAGCGGATATGACGGAAATTTTTGTTTTTCTTCCAATTCTTTATCCCTAGCTAATTGATATAACATATATTGATCTGGTTGCATAGGTAGATACCTAATAATCGTATTCAGTTCCTTTGGAAGTTCGATTTCTTCTGATTTTACAAAATCGTAAGAAATATAACTAACGAGTCCGAAAAGTCTATTCTGAAATTTTTCTTTATTTTTAATGGTTCTATTTTCTTCATCAATAAAATAGTTATAAAAATCGATATAATCTTCTGGCATTAATGGCTTATTAGGTTTTCCAGCTAACATATTAAAACAAATCGCTAATTCAAAAGGATTATTGGCAATAGGAGTCCCAGTTAATAATATTAATTTTAGATCTTTAGAATTAATAATCATATCATATAATTCTTTAGCATTTTGACTACCATTGGTAACTGCCCGAAAGAGATTATGAGCTTCATCAATAATTAATAATTTATTATCCAGAGAACCTAATCCAACAAGATTTTTGATTTTTCTAGACAATAAATTTATTTCTTTGCTAATAGTTCCTTCACTGGCCACAACCATTTGTTGTATCATATTACTAGCATTCATGGAAACAAATGAAAATTTTTTATCAATATATTTTTTTAAATCGACATCATTTAATAATCCAATAGAATAATCTAAATCATATTTAGATCTCAACCGAATATATTTAATAATATTATCGTAAAAATTTCCATGCAAAGATTTGGTTGATAATATTATCGGTTGTCGTTCATCGATAACATCCATTGCTATAGCAATGGCAGACATCGATTTGCCCATACCCATTCCATGATATAATAATATTCCTCTAGACCGAATATCTTTATTAGTTCCGCGCATATATTCACGTACAACATATTGATAATATTTAAGGAATTTCCATTTGGAATCTATTTTAATATTTTTAATATATTCGGATATTCGTATTGGAAAATCAGTGTTATTTCTATCCATTTTTATAAATATATATATATATTTATAAATTTAAATTTGTAGTGTCAAATTATCTATGGTAAAGGATTCGTTTTCCCAGCCATCAATAAATGATCCATGGACAATGTATACTATTGACGGATGTTGTTTTTGTAAAATGGCCCTAGAATTTTTTGAACATAGAGGATTAAAAATCATTAACGGTTTAGAGGAAAAAAATATAAAGGACTATCCCTCCACTAAATATTACGTAAGGGTGTATAAAATTAAAGATGAAGAAAAAAAAGTTTTTTTACAATCGATATTTTTAAATAATTACAAAACATTTCCAATAATATTTGAAAAAGATAAACTTTTTGGGGGACTTGATAGATTAATTGAAGATTTTAGTAATCCTCAATAAATAATAATTTTCATTTAGAGGCACCGCCTGCCGCTTTGTGACGACGGCCCCCCGACTTACGACGGCTCCTCCGCTTTCCCGTCTTGCTTCGTCGACTTCGGCGACGTTTCGGTGCTTTATCAGCTGACTTACGAGATCTTCGGCGTCTACCACCAACGATAGTCATATGTATGTTGCGTATATTAATATGTCCTAAAAAAAATAAAAAAAAATATTAATTATTTAAAAAATAATTTAATATTTTTTATAAAATTTTTATATATTTATTATATATATATTAAATATTTATGAATTCGGATTTTCTCTTATTGCTAATTGTTGTCCTTGTTTTGATTTTCTTCTTTGGGGGATGCAAAACCCCTTTTGAAGGGTTAGGAAAAGTTTTACCCAAATCCCTCCTACCCCATTGGTAAATTATCAATAAAAAATATATCATGGTATATTATAGCGTTATGGATATGATAACTGGTTCTGTGATTGTCTTATCATTTTTTATATTCGTATTTTTTCTATATAAAATAGAAAAAATATTATACGATATTGTTACGATAATGAAAATCATTATTGCGGGTATATTCCTTCCGAAAATATTATTCACATCAAGAAACACCTCAACAAGGAATTATTATAAATTAATTCCAGAAAATGAAATTAAAGAAGAAATAAAATTGTTACGAGAAGATTTAAATGAAGAAGAAGTTTGTTGTTTGCCCGAATCCATGGGGGCACTGCCTATAGATAATATTGAGCATCTAAATGATAAAGATGAGCGAATGGGTAGATTATATAAATATTTTGATGATTTGCGATTTATTAGGGATTTAATAAATAAAAAAACATTAATTAAAGAAATCATTATGCGTTTGAATATTCCTAATAATAAAATGAGACAAATGGATTCAGTGATTACTGATATAGCTGAATTATTAACAGAAAGAAATATGACAGCACTGGGAAAACTAGCGGTCGAAATTGCCAGTTATTTGTTAATCAATGTCCCTATAGTCAACAAAAAAGATAAATAAATTATTTTATACCTATAATTATGTGATTAGAAATGGATTAAAACTAGTAGCATCTTTTAAATTTTTTTTGGTGCAAAGTGAACATCCTTTCCAACAGCAACTTCTATAGGGTTCTTTTTTACATATTCGCTTTTTATAAAGCAAATATAATAACACCAATACTAAAATTAATAGTATTATAACATTATCAATATAAAAGAAAGCCATTATCAATAATTATATTAATGTAATTTAAATAATTATAAAATTATTTAAATTAATACAGGCCATGTTGTAAATCAAGTTCGCCATAATGCGATCCACGGTCGATTGACCCCCCTTGATCTTGTCTGGCTAAATATCTAGCATCAACAACATCATTTGGGCGATCATTGAGATAAGGTTCAGTTGCTTTGCATCTACAATTACTGCGATTATTGTTAACAAAATAAATAATGAGTAAAACTATAATAACACACATTAAAATTTTATGCATTTTTAGTATTGTTTATAATATTGTAAATAAAAAAATTATTAAATAATTTTAAAAATGTTAAATCTCCCATTTAACCCTAACATCTCTAGAAAAATCTTCAAATTTAAATTCTTTCATTGGTTCTTTATATGGATCTCTAAATAGATGTTGTCTCATTTCAAACATCCATTTATCTGGTATAATATTATTTTCGAAATAAGTATATGGAACTCCATTAAGTCTCCCCCAAATATAAAATAATGCATATACTCCGCATTCGGTTTGGGATTCCTGATGTCTAATTCTGGAAACTCTAACTTGTTTAAATTCTTTAATACCTAAATTATATGCGGAATTTATATCCGCAAATCTATTAACAGTTTTCCGCATCCAATTTGTCCACGCTTCAACTGGAGGATTTCCACTAGAATTAAAGAATTCTGCTGTCCATAAATTAGAATCACGCATATCAGCAAAAAGGGCCATCCAATGTTTCCCTTTTCCAGAATAAGTGTCTGAATTAATGATGCAACCAAACGTGCGATAATTTTTATCATATACATCATCTTTCATATCAATACTTTGTAAAGTATCCCCAACATTTTCATAATTAACCATATTAAAATTGTTGGGATAGAAATCATGAAATTTATGACTAAATTGAATTAAAATATTATCCAAATTTTCATTATTTAATAAAGTAACATCAGTCGGGCCTATAAGCTTAAAATTTGTCGTTAATTCTTTTTTAACGATATTATTTCCCAAACGATTTTTAATAATATTTTTATTTAATACACATCTTTCATCATTACATTGTAATTTTTGTTTTGCCTCTTCGATTATGGTTTTATTATTTGTATTAGATGTCCCAATAATTTTTCCTATTGCTTTTACAACATTATCACTAGAACAGACTCCATTTTTGCCAGATATAATAGAACATTCTGTTATTTCTTCAGGTATTAAATGAGATGTTACAGAATCTTTAGGATAATCCATCGGACCTTTAATTAATGCTGAAGGTGGCATTTGTACTTTTACGGTAAAATCTGTATCAGGAACGGGAATGGATACCGTAACAGAATCGGAACCACCAGTTAGAGGGATTTTTTTATATACAGCATGATATTTTTCTCCAGTATTTCCTTCTCTTTTTATAAAGAAAACTTGTTTAAATCCTTTAGATTCTAATAAATTTTTCCAAAATTTAGCACTATGATAATATGCCTTATAATTTTGAAAAATTTCTTTTTGGGATTGAAGAACCATCAAATGAAATCCATGTAATACATCAAGAAATACATTTAATTTTTTATTAAATGCATCATGTTCCCTAATAATTAATAACCCGTTAAGTGTCAAGGCTTTATAAATTTCACCAATAATAACATCAAAATTTAAATGATGAAGGGTCATGAGACAAGTAATTAATTGAAATTTATTTGTAAATTCATTTGGAAAATTATCTGAAGATACTTGAATATAATTAATTTCATTACAATTCAAATCCTTTGGTAATAATTCTGTAACATACGTATTTGAATAATCGATATGTAAAATATCAGCAATTTTTTTCGCTATTTTACAATCGCCACCTCCAATATCTAAATAATTAATTATTTTATTTTTATAGTATTTAGCAGCAAGATCTGCGATAAAATTTCCTTGAGTTTTCTCTTTATGACTACTTAATAATGAAGGGAGAAACTTTGGATCTGACATAATATATTTAACAAAATATTCATTCATTGCACTATATATAAAGGAATCATTTGAATTGTTAATGGAAGAATTAAGTACACTACTCAATTTATCTGTAAACTGGGTATATAAATCAAAACTTTTTGGAAAAATAGTCCATCTAATAGAATCCAAAAATCTATATTTTAGGTCTCCGTCATTCCATAAATAAATAAGTTGATTATTTGTTGCTGGCGTAGGAATATCTGTTTCTATAGACATTGTTATATATTAACAATCAAAATTATTTATAAATTACGTGAGTAATGATATGAATTTTATATATATTAACGATTACGGGTATCGTTTATTTAGTTTTTATATCATCAAATTATAATTATTGAACTTTTGCTATTAATTTATAAATCTATATTTTATATGGATATAGGCATGCCAAGGTTATTATCATATATATAACATTTAAATTTATTTTATATGTTATATAAACTATCCGATGGCGTTTTCAAATCTAAAAAAAGGTGGATTTGGAAAATCAGATACTTCATTTGATATAATAACTGGAGGATTAACATATTGTGGAGGCGAAGAAATTGATTATTGGCTATCATTAAGAGCGAGTAAAATAGAAAAGGCAAAAATTATTAATGAAAAATTTATTAAAGAATTATATCCATTTTTAGGATCCACATCGTTAAGTTTAAGAAAATTATATGAATATATTTTAGATAATTCTACAGTGTCCGGATTATTAATCACCCAACTAAATATCATAATTGATTCCATAATAAATTTAGAAATAGATATAAAGAACTTACAATGTAAAAATCTTAAATTTATAACAATTCCCGAAGAAACAGTAATAGAAGATATCATAAGTAAAATTATAAATAAAAAAGCTATTGATGGATTACCTAAAGAAAAAATAAACCATGGAATAAGATCTAATTTGATATATAATCCAGATGATCTCCGAGAAATAATAAATAGGATTATCGAATATATAAATACATTTGTGGCTTGTGAGTTTCGTAGAAACGAATCGTCGCCACAAATGACGGATCCACGATTCGTTCCTATAAGCTTCGTTCCTACGAACTCACCGAACTCACCGAACTCACCGAACTCACCGAACTCACAGTTGGCAAACCGAGAATCAATTAAACCCATTAAAAAAATGAAAAAACATTTTAATTTTTCTACTTTAGAATGTGGGAATAGCGGATCCGCAATTTTAATTGATTTTAACGAAAAATTATTGGATAAACTGTTTAAAAAAGAAATAAGAGTATCGAAATATATTAAAGAATTAGAAATCTATTTTGGATATGTAATTGAACAATTAAATATTGTAATTGTTAAAATTAATGATTTGAATGCAAAACTTAAAACTTTTTAATATTTGCTAACACCATAACATCGCAAGCATAACCATCCTCGAGTACATCCTCTTTTTCTAATCTAATACGATCTAATTTAGAAATAAAACATATGGGTTTAATTTTATCAACTGCTATAAAAACCATTTCTGAAATATTGGCATTTGATAATGGCTTAATATTAATAATATCAATGCTAACCGACAATAGATCCCCGTCTTCAATGGTTGAATGTAGATCAATTTTATCAGCATCAAAATATTCTTCAGATAGACTTACTTTTTTTGTAATATCATAAGTAAATTGAAGGGGTGAATCCGCACCATTTTTTCTAATAGTCAATATATCACTTTGAACATCGAAATTATTTATAATATGTTTAAAACTTTTGCTGGGAAGTTTAAAATTTATTGGATAATTTGATATATCAAATTGTGTTTCATCTGGACGTTGTATTTTTTGAACGGTTTCAATTCCATATCTACGTTCGCTGTTTAATTCATAATCCTTAATATATAATCTTAAAATACTGTTAAATTCTTTTTCTAATAAGAAAGTTATTTTATAATGAGGTTTATCTAAATTTCTGAATATTTTTTCGAGAGTTTCCCTTTTAATATCAATGCTTATCGGTTCTTTGCAATAAAAATGATTTAATCTTTCGCATTGAAATATACATCGTTTAATCACGGTTTTAGTGTGATTTTGAGATGTTATTGTCATCGAATTGGGAGTGAAATCCATGCAAATTTCATTAGCCATATATGCTTTATCGAGGGAAAATAATTTCTTAAATAGTCGCGGATTTTGATAAACTACTTCTAAAATATTATCTTCATGTGATGGTTTATCAACAATCCCTCTTATTTCTATTGGTACATTTAATATGAGTTTTTTAGGTCTTCCTGGTCTTTTTTTTTCTCTATTTTTATTTTTGGGTTGATAATTTGCTTTCTCCATGTTAATGTTTATGTATGGACAGAATCCGTATAACAAGACTATAAGGCAATCCCCCAAGTTCCTATATAGAATATATATTAACGTTTTAATCTTCTTTCTAATACGAAATCTTTAAATAAGACTTCGATATTTCTCCATTCATCAGTGAATGATAATTCCAATAAATTTTTATAATGCCCACGCAAATATTCTTTTAGGGCTGTTTCAGATTTTTCAGTATATATTCGATCTAGAATGGGATTTTCAGAAATAGCATTAATTAATTCCTTATAAAATAAATTTAAAAGTTCGTAAACAACCTTAATAAAACTTGTGGCCTGTTCAGCATCATTTCTATTTATATCGTAAACATGATATAAATAACTTCCGATGATACCAAACGTTATTTTTTTATCTAATACAAAATTTGAATATTCAGTGTTATCATTTAAACGTGATATTTTATCAAATCTAATTAATAATTTGTCAACAATTGATTTTTTTAACGCATCCATATTAATAGGTTTTCTAGTATAATCATCGAAATCTGCCCTGATGCCTATTAATTTATTATCGAGACATCTATCAAGAATAGTTTCTTCAATAATATTATTATACCGCATAGGTCTCATGGGACTACCAAGACTAATTTTTTTAGCTAAATCAGCACTCACTGTTATAGTCCCGAGTTTATCAGACAATATCCTATAATTTATACCATCCAGAGTTTCAAATATAATGGCGACATTTGATAATTTATTAACGTGATATTCAATAGATGGTTTGTCAGTAGTGCTTAAGCCTGTATATCTAATGACATTATTATATCGATTTAAAACTTTATTCGTTAAACCAGATATTTCAGAGACTAATAAATTATGTTTTACAATATATTTAGTATCAATAAGGGGTAGACTATCGAAAATAATAGGATTTTTAGTTATTTTATTAATTATAATTACTGTATATTTTTTTAATAAATAAGTAATCATACCAGTTAATAAGCTATTATTAGTATCTGTACGCACTTCGTGCGAAGATAAATCCGGCGGAGGGACTAAATATTCTTTTAATATATTTTCCATAGAATCTACACGACTTACTGGCAATAAATTATACCGAACAAGTAAATAAGCAATAGCATCCCATTGCTTTATATCTTTCTGGGTAAGTTTTAAGCATAATATATCATCTTTTAGATTCTCAACCCTATTCTGTAATAATTGTCTTTCTTCTCCTTTAGATGTTTCTAAAACTTTAGATATAAAATAGGTGATTAAACGATTACCACTCTTATATTCGATATTATTTATTATTTTACGTAGTTCTAGCATATCATCAAATTCTTCAACCGATTTAAAAATAGTCATATCTTTAGAATATGATAAATGATATGTATTATAAACATTTTCTATATTATTTCTCTGAAGATATATATTATCAATAAAAGTTTGACTCATTTGATTGGACAATATATCAATATAAATAGTACTCCTCACTATCATAATCATAAAATACAGATCATATTCTGATATGGTGAAATAATCATAAATCAATACCAAATTTGTTAAATTATGTTTATCGGCTAATATATCATTTATATTTTTTGAATGGTTATCTAGATTTTCTATTCCCTGATTAAATTTATCATATGATGAAGTATCATATCCCCTAATTATTTCAGAAATATGTTTGAAATATGTTTCCGAAAGACTCCGAAAAGATTTTAGATAATATAATCGGTCAGTCAATAACTTATACAAATTATCCATGTAATTACAATTATATATATATAAATTATGGATTAAAAATAAAAAAGAATATATATATAAATTTTAAATAGTATGTCAAATACTGATACTGAAACCGAAAGCGAATATGTTGATGTTATACCAAAAGTTCATCCACAATTAGCTCCAGAAAAACATGATGGGACACCAAATATAGGAGAAATTCCGAAAAAATCTTTGGATAAATCTAAAGGTCTTTGGACATCATTACAAGCGAATAGAAATATTATAATTGGGATTGTTATTGTTATTATAATAATAGCTGTGGTAGCATATTATATATATCACAAACCGAAACCATGTGATGTAGGGATTAAGTCATCAGATAAACCACCTAATCACCCAGATGGTCCTAATTTAAATAATAAATTTAGACATTACCGACATGATATGACAGAACATCCACATATTATAACGCCAAAGAGTCCCCAAGAAATGTTGGATGAACATTGTGAATTAAATAAATTAGACGAATCGAATAAATTCGATAAATCGGATAAATCGGATAAATCGGATAAATCGGATAAATCGGATAAATCGGATAAATCGAATAAATCGGATAAATCGAATAAATCGGATAAATCGAATAAATCGGATAAATCGGATAAATCGGATAAATCGGATAAATCGAATAAATCGGATAAATCGGATAAATCGGATAAATCGGGCGAAATAGATATGTTAAACGGATCATTAGGCGAGCACAATCAATTAGATGATATATGTGGGGTTAAATTGAATGACGGTAATATATGTCGAAATCGGCCCTATATGGATGTGGGTTTTTGTCGGCAACATATGCAAATGACATAAAAAAACTGAATTTTATATAATTTAAATAAATTACTGATATAATTTTATATTAGAGATAGATCAATCAAATACTATATAAGAAGTAATCTGTATCACATGGAAAAAGAGATTTGTATCCCGCATGCGAGAGTTCGGCGTGTGTTAGATCATTTGATCGCAAATCGAGAAGTGGATAAAAAACGTAATCCTTTAAAAGTTGAGCAGAATGAATATAAAGCTAATAAAGAAGCATTAATCAAAAATGTAGTAAAAGTATGTACAACTATAGATGGAAAAAAGGAATATGATATAATTGAAGTTACGCCAAAAATGAGAGAAGAAATTGAGGGAAAAGTTAAACAATATGAAACAAAGAAAACGGAATTAGAAACAGAATTAAATATGTTATCTTCCGCCAGAATTAGATTCGATAGTTACATTGAATATCATCTCGCAATTGTGGCAGATGAACTAACAAGACAATTAATTCTCCACGCAATGGATAATGCATTGGATAATGAGAAAAAGACTATTTATTCATATCATTTACATATGGCTAATCCGCAAATTATTCCATTATACAAATTATTTAATAATTTATCATGTTGGACAAATTGGGTTGATGAAATCGAAGAGAAAGAGGAGAAAGAAGAGAAAGAAGAGAAAGAAGAGAAAGAAGAGAAAGAAGAGAAAGAAGAGAAAGAAGAGAAAGAAGAGAAAGGAGAGGAAGAAGAGAAAGGAGAGGAAGAAGAATATGATGACTTTGAATACTCATCTGATCATCATTTACAAAAAATGTTCATTACCTATGTAGGAAAATTAATCAAGAAAATTAAACAAGAATATCCCCAATATGAAAATTTAAAAGCGGGTTATGATATTAAAATATATATGAGTCAAATATTAGTCGAATTTTGTAATCGTGTATTTGTCCATACATATATGTTAGTTCAATATCGCAATCAGAAGACAATCGATTATGAAGCATTTATGCACGTAATACGAGCATGGCTTTATGATGGAATTGAACCTGATATATATATTGAGAAAAAAGAAATCGAAGAACACAGGGAACCTACCGCACAAGAAAAAGAACAAAAAATAACGAAAAAAAATTGTCCAATGATTAAACGTCAATTTTACGATCTTGTGTATGATTTTCCATGTTCAGCTTTTGAAGATATTAAAGAATTAATTGATTATTATGGAATTGAAAAGGTAACTGAAGGGGAAAAACTAATCAAATATTCCCGATTCGAAATTCATCCAGAAATAAAAAAGCCTGAACGTTCTTTGCTCCGCAAATTCGAGGCAGGACCAGTTGCGGAAATCCTCAAAAAAGCTAAAGCTCCGAAGAATAAAGTGGAGAAAGAAGCCCCGAAAGAAGTCCCGAAAGAAGTCCCGAAAGAAGCCCCGAAAGAAGTCCCGAAAGAAGTCCCGAAAGAAGTCCCGAAAGAAGCCCCGAAAGAAGCCCCGAAAGAAGCCCCGAAAGAGACCCCGAAAGAAGCCCCGAAAGAGGCCCCGAAAGAAGCCCCGAAAGAAGCCCCAAAAGAAGCACCGAAAAAAGTACAAAAAAAAGTACCGATTATACCCAACAAAGAATTAGCGAAGGAAGTACCTAACGGAGTACCGATTATACCCAACAAAGAATTAGCGAAGGAGGTACCAAATGGAGTACCGATTATACCCAACAAAGAATTAACTAAAGGTCGTAGGACGAATAAAACATAGACAACCATAATGCCAATATGATTAAAGTTAAATAAATTACTTTTGAGATTTTAAATCACAAGTATCTTTAATACAAAATTTAATAACGGTCAAAAATTCAACAATGAATATTTTAACATTATTAAAACTAGTATCATCACATAATGATATTCTTAATATACCTTTTTTTAATAAATCATCAAATCCCATGGCATAAACAACATGACTGGCTGATTTGCTTTGCGTATTACAAGCAGACCCAACACTAACAATAATATTTTTTTCTTCGAGCATTTTTTTCATAACACTATTACAAATAGGTGGTTGAGTTCTTTTAACTACCGATAATAATAAAGTATTACAAAGATATCGATGAGGATCGGAATCGGAAATGAATACAATTTCTATTGAATTGTGATATTTATTTAATTTTTCATTCCAATAATCAGACAAAGATTTACAAGGGATATGTTTTGCTAATTCATCCATAATAAATAACTTTTTTTTTAATAAAAGTTCGTTTTTATTTATTCGATTATTAAAAACTTGTTTCATAGCTAATTCGGCACTAGCAATTAATGCGGTATTTTCGGTACCACCGCGTAAACCATCATTTTGACTCCCAGCAATTAAAGGTTTTAAATCATATCCTTTAAAAAAGTCTTTCCTAATAACTAAACAACCCAAGAATTGAGGTCCGTGGAGTTTATGAAAACTAAAATTAAATGCATCAATAATATTTTCGGGATTTAATGGAGATTTACCGAAGGATTGAGTGCAATCAACATGAAAAGGGATATTATGCTTATGAGCGATACGTCCAATATTCAAAATATCATTTATAACACCAGTTTCATTATTTGCACTCATAACCGAAATTATAGCAGTTTCCTTTTTAATATTCTGTTCAACATCATCTGGATGGATAAACCCTAATTTATCTGGAGCAATAAAGGTAGCGGTGATTTTTCCGAGAGATTCTAAATCTTTAAGGCAGGAGATAATGGATTTATGTTCAATAGCCGAAGTAATAATATTCGGTATAGTTTTTTTAATAGCAAAATAGCTTTCGGCAACTCCGCGGAAAATATAGGCATTACCCTCGCTTGCTCCTGAATTAAAAATTATATAAAAATCATCAAGATTAAATTTACATATATCAGCAATATATTTTTTAGCTTCTAATATTTTATTTTTACATTCAACCCCATCAGCATAACTCGAAGACGCATTACCTTTATTAGTCCAAATTAGAAGTTCTTTAATTACATTTTTATGCATAAATGTAGTCGCATTATTATCTAAATATATTTTATCATTTAAAGGACTATTCATTTATAATTATTTTTTTTAATATATTTTTAATACTATAAAAAAATTATAATTTAATTACTTTGTCCGTACATGTCTATTTTTCATTAGTATATAATAGGAAATGAATATTTAGATTAGACGTTCTTCCTATACGTTGTGCCCTTCCTGCAACTTGGGATTCAATATTATCATTTATTATTTTATGGAAGAATATCAAATCGGTGGCGAATTGAAGATTCAAGCCAGCACAATGTTCGCTTGAATTAATTAATAAAACTGTAGGGTGAATATTAGAATTTTTGAAAGTACTAATAATGGTAGAAATCTTGGAATGAGTCCCCTGCAATTTTAGATATTTAATAGAATTTTCATCTAAAGTTTTTTCGATATTATGCAAAGTTTCATTAAAATTTGCAAATACCAGAACCTTCCTATATTTTGGAGGCTCTAATATACTCTTACCGATTATTAGCTGTTTAATAGACATATCTACCGTTTTTTTATTAACTGGGGGATCTCCATTAATAATATCAAGTAATGCTTTAAGCTTAGGATTAATCTTGGGATCAACATTATTTTCCTTATCTTTAACATGAGAACTTTTAATTTCGTGTTCGTCCCCAGTTGCTTCGACTATTGAATTAATATCAAATTCTTGATTAATAAATATAACATCCTTAGAGAAATTAATATCAGCATCACAGTTAGGACATTTGGCTGTTAATTTTATAAGATGACTTCCTTTAATAGCACATTCATCACATAAAATTATTCCGCAACATTTATTGATGAAAACATTAAAATCTTTAAGTTCCAGCGAACATATTTGGCATTCTCCAGCTTTAATATTATCTTTAACTCTATTTATCGCAAGACCATTATTGCGTTTACTTTCTTCATAAGTGTCAAGAATTTGTTTTAAAAATTCATCAATAATATTATCTCTAAATAATAACATATCATTTATTGGTCGCATATGTTTAATCTCCGTTTCAATCTTTGATAATACATCGGAAGAATAAAAATGAGAGACCATCAAAGGTGAAATACCAAATTTATTATCATTGCTTAATCTTTCTAAATACATTATGGCTGATTTTATTATTTTTATAATAGCATTATCATGTAAAAATAATTTATATTTTTCTCCCAATATTTTTTCAAATATATCAGCAATTGAGAATGATTTAATACCTAATGATTCGGCAGCGGTTTCAATCGCATCTCCGTTAAGCATTTCGGCAATAGCATTTTCACCCATAACATCTAATAATTTAAGAAAATTATCATCAGGATTTTTATAAACATATTTATAGAAATTAATATTGGGAATATTAATTGACTGTTGAGTAAATGTTGATTCATTCCTAAGATTAAGGTTAGAAAATAAGAATGTTTCGCCGAGAACATCGTGCATTAATACTTGTGATGAATTAACTATTCTATCGATCATATTTTCGTAAATTTCTGGTTTAGATTTTTTGAATGTTTTAGTTCTAATTGTGGCACTAACGAATATATTAAATAGGCTCCCTATTAGAACAGCATGAAATGGAATACTAATTGAATCAAAATCATCATATATAACTCTGGACCATACACATGATTTTGATATTTTCGCAATAATATTGATTATATTTCGTATATGACAGCTTACTTTCGATTCTCCATCTAAAAGAAAATTCGGGGTAACATCTCCATTTTTAATTAATATGATATCAAAATAATGAATAATATTACGCTTAAAATAATCATAAAATTTTTTTAGAGAATATACATCACTAACAACTAATAACTTTAAATTTGTAAACATTTTAATAGCATCAACCCATTGGTCCAATACGCTTCTTCCAACAATTATCAAATTTGGTCGGAGAATTCTATTATACTTTTTTGTGACTGTTGTTGTGAATCGAAGATTATTTATAGAGCTACATTTACATATATTAACCGTTTCAGATATCGGTTTAGGAATTTGATTAGAAAGTATAACGGCTAAAATAATGATCGTTTTTCCTGAACCAAATGGTTCGCTAAGTACAATTGAATTATATTCTAAAATATTTGGGTTATTTGTCAAATGACCTACTAAATTTTTTTTTAAACTAACCGTTATATATCTTTGTTCTTCTAGATCAAGAATAGCTTTAACTAAAGTTTTTTGATGCGGATATAATTCGGTTTTTAATCCTTTGGGCGTTTCTGCGGAAACAAATTTTGGGGATAATAACGTCATTTCTCCTAAAACATGTTTTATATTCGTAAATCTTAGATTCATCAGATTATCCTCAATGTTATCCCCAACATCCATTTTATTATTTACGATTCGTTCCTACGAACTCACACGATTCGTTCCTACGAACTCACACGATTCGTTGATGCGTTAAGTTTCGTTCCTACGAACTCACCTACGAACTTACGAACTCACGTATTTATATAATATATATAATGCATTTTCAAATTTAAATAATTTTTGAATATCCAATAATAGTTTTATATTGTGGGTTATCATATTCATTTGCTGTACATAACCCTATCCCGCGACCAATAATAGAATTTGGTCCACGTAAACGTAAATGTTTATTCCGAAATTGACCAGATAACTCACCTAAGTCGTATAGTACGTTATCTTTGTCATTAGTGGTAGCTAAGTGATAAATGACTAAATTAGCACCAGCAAGGTATTTTAAATCTTTAGTATCTACATCTGTACTATCCGCATCTTTATCAGTCGAATCGAATACCTCGATAATGATATCTTTGGCTATAATATCTTCTTTAAATGTAACGATTATGAGATCATCAAAGTTAGCCGTTGCTTCGATGGGAATTTTAACCATCCAACTAACAACCTCATCTCTAATAATTTCATCAACCAACATTATATAAATGAGAATAATAATAATAATAATAAATAAGGCCTGATATAAATTAGACGATGTCATTATATATGTATAAAAAATAAATTTTAATTTATAAATTACTTCCTAATGAGTACCGATCGAAAGGTTAATTGATTAATTGATTAATTGATTAATTGATTAATTGATTAATTGATTAATTGATTAATTGATTAATTGATTAATTGATTAATTTTTTTGTTGCTAGATCATCAACATAATAATTCATCCACCATTTTAGATATTCAATTGATTTTATATCATCTGGGGGATAACAATGAGAATGTATATGAAATGAATTCAACTCACAATTATTTTTATTTAATACATCTAGTAAATTATGCATTATATTAATGAGATCTAGATTTTCTACGGCTTTAAACATAGTATTCACAATATTATGTTTAATAACATAATCTGGAAAATTTCCGATAACATATTTTGAATCTATAACCATATTAATAACCATATTTGAAATATTATCACTTATCAAATGTTCTAATGCTTTGATTATACCTGTTAATTCTCCACGCTGATTACTTGTTTTATATTTTTTACCATTAATATGTATATTGGGAACCAATCCGTTAGATTCAACAGTTTGATTATCTGGAAAAACAATTATATAACCATAACTCGCCACACTATTAACTTTTCCATTATTTTTACATGCACCATCAGAAGCAAGCCAAATTGTTTTTTCATTATCGGTTTCAGTGTTGATAGCGATTGGCAATAAGTCCTCACTGGACTTATCAGTATGGTCATCATTTAAATCAGTTAAATCATTATCTTCTGAATCTCCATCATATTCGTAAGTTCGTTCTAGATTCGTTGCACTTATCACGCCTACGGACTCACCGGACTCACCAGGCATATCTATTGAATGAATATCATTGGGATTCCAATCAATAGAATTCTGATTTAAAGATTCAAGAAATTTATTACATTGAACAAAATGATCACAATATTTAAAATTTTTTAAATTATTATCATCCTTATTTACAAAATTAGTATTAGAAGGATGTCCCCATATTAAAACGTGATGTTTTTTGGCATTAATGAGATTACTTTTTTGTTCCGCAAATTTTCCCCATAACATAAACACTACATGATCATATTTATCGGAAATATCAGAAATAATTTTATCGGTATATTTATGCCAAAAGAGATGAGAATTGGGCTTTCCAATTACGGTGGTAAGTGAAGAATTTAATAACAAAACTCCTTGATCTATCCATTTGTCCAAACAACCATGATCAGGTATATTTTTAATTAATTTATGATGTAAGAGACATTTATAAATATTATATAAACTATCTGGAACGGGTTGCCTTCGAGGAACTGAAAAAGCTACCCCACAAGCATTTCTCCTATTTGGATAAGGATCTTGCCCAATAATAACAACATTTAGATTTTTGATGCGTTTAAATGCATTAAAAATCAGTTCTGGAGCAGGACATAATAAATTAGGATCGTTAACTGATTTATTGATATTATCAATAACATCCTTTAATAAATTGCGATTATTTCTGACTAATAAATCTTTAAAAGGTTCTGACACATCTTCGAGGGATTTTTTTAAATCTTCGCTACTTAAGGCTAACATGCTAGATAATTTATTAATTTATAATTTTATATAGTTTTAAATATATAATTAAAAATTTCAATTTTATAATAAAATATCTTTATAAAATGTCGTTATGGACTAATAAGTCAGAATTAATATTAATGATTGTCGTGGCAATATTATTGATATGTTTATTAAAAGATTATTGGAAAGAAAAATATGTTTCTAAAGAAGAAAAAGCGAATGTAATAACAGAATGGTTTAATAAAAATCCCGATCCTAAATATATTAATTATAAACACGATGTTGAAGATAGTGATATAGTTGAATATTTAGATATTAAACAAGGAATTAAAAATGGAAATAAAGTATTAACACCAAATGATGTAGCTAAATTATTAATGTAAATTAAAATATATAATTCAAATATATAAATAAAGATTAGACTCTGTCTAATCTTGGTGTGCAGCAATATAGTCGTATGGAAATATTAGCGATATTTTTGTTAGTAGTTATAATAGTAATTATTTTATGTATAATTTATATGTTTAGAAATAAGATTATGCGTAGAAGATACAAAAAAATATATAAAAAATCTGGTGGACTATATGATGATAATGCAATTTCTGCGTTAAAAATAATTAATAAAATTGATAAACCCAATCTCGAAGATTATTTTAATGCTGGAACAATAATAGGGTTCAATATCATGCAAGGAGATTTTACAGAAAATACTAATGCGATATCTGATGTAATATATAATTATGGAACTGCTTTAAATCGCATATTACAAAATGAGAGGGTTGAAAATCCTCATGATATAGATAGACAATTTATGCTAAATAGAATAGAAGATTTTGAAGCACGAATTATAGAAACTAATATTGATATTCCTGAACTCAATGTTATTGATATAACTTTACATGAGGCAAAAGATAAAGTGAAAACCGAAGATATAGCGGAACGGAAAACAGAATCTATATTAAATACTAAAAAAGATTCTGCAAATAAATTTATTGATAAATCGATAAAATATACATCCGATACACAAAATGTCCATGATAGTTTATTATGCCAAGATTTACGAGAATCGCTCCATTCATTAATGAAAACTTGCGATATAACAAAAACATTGGACGAAACTCTTAATGAAATTAGAGAATTCGTAACCAATAAATATTCTGAAAAAGCGAATGGAAATAAAATTAATAAAATATTTGCTACATTAGATACAATAAATGAAAATAATTACATTGGAACTCTTAATACATATGAAGGAGAAATAATAAAAGTTATTTGGGACAGAACGAATCAAATTGGGAACGCTGCCAATTCCGACAAAATGAAAGAAGCTCTCATAGATAGTATGGTAGATTGTTGGGAAAATGAAATATTAGTATGTATCAATGGCAGATGTGCTAGATATATATCGAGCATATCAACATTAGATTTCGATAACTCAGTTGGTCAAGTGGGAACTAAAGAAACATATAGAAATGAAATCTTAGAGAAGACAAGACAATTATTAGAAGAAGCAATAAAAGAAGCAAAAGAATCAGCAAATGATGATATGAAAAAAATAGGATTATCATACGAAGACCCAAAAATATCAATTAATGAAAAGGTAGAAAAAGAATTCAAGGAAAATTTAAGAAAGAAAATAGATTCCATGGTAGATAAATATAAATCGAAAATGGCGGGGCCAATGGGTGAAGAAAATCTAGAACGAATTCGCATGGAGACACATGTTGCGATAGAATAAATCATTGTATTGGAATGTTTTAGGAAATAAATATAAACAAATAATGATGCAGATGATTAAAATGAGAATATAACTGATAGGAATTTGAATATCATAACCTCCTAAATAATTTCCTTCAATTTGATTAATTATACGCCTAAGTTCAAAAATCCGTGAATTTAGATTATTTATATCTTTTTTTCCAATAAAATTTTTTTCAATTTCATTAATATTTTTTAATATTATTTTTAATTTATTAATATTTGTATCCTTCCTACTTTTTATGAAACCCAGTTTGCTCTTCAATAGATTTATTTTATTATTAATGACATATTTTATATAATTAATGTATGTTTGAACCAAATTGAAGAAATCATTAATTAATTGAGGCTCGACCGAAGTTTCAAAGTCATCCTGCCCTTTTTTTAAAACTTTGATATATAATTCAGCATAATCCGCTACTGACATTTCATGGATAGGTTTTTGTCTCGCTATTCCAAACCATTTTCCTAGATTAATATCTACAATGGAATTCAAAAGGAATTTTTTAGCATTGGTTAGGAAACATGCAAAATTATCACTAGAAAATATATAGTTTTGATATTCTGTAGGTAATGTTAATATATATTCTTTCCATTTAAGGATACGTTCACAAGGTATTTTTTTTCCAGAACTTAATGTTATACCACTTGAATATTTCCTACATAGCTCACAACTATAACGTACGTCATCTGGTGAACACGTACTCCATTGGCATTGCACCACATGTTCTAAAAATTTATTACAACCATTGAAATCATAACATTCAAATTTATAATATAATTTTTTTGAATAATTCCATAACACATTAACTTTTCCAATTCTCTCTTTAAGTTTTAATTTCATTCTAACTATATCAATTTTTAGTTCTTTTCCTAATTTTTCGGCATATTCATTTGCAACCTTAGGATTTATTGTTACTCCTTCTAATTCTTTGATTATATCTTTTGGTGTAATATTTACATTATAAATTAACTCAGACTCAGATTTTTTTACATTTTCTGTGATAATCGGTTGGCTGATTGATAATACTGGCATTTTGTAAATATTACTTTATATTATTATTAAATATAAAATAAAATATATATAAAAAATGCCAGTTGAATTAAATAAGGATTCTAAAGGGTCATATTATAGATGGGGAAAATCTGGACATAAATATTATTATATACCAAATAATACACATAGCAGAAATTTTGCAAAACGAAAGCAAAAAACAAGGTATAGCCATTAAAATCTCGCAAAAAAGTAAAATATAAGGACCCAAATAATTAGTAAATATATATGATAATCTTCCAATTTAATATATAGAATTAAAATTTGAATTTGGGTTTAATATAATAAACCCATCTCAATATGCTAATTGCTATCGGTGGACGTTCGGGGTCGGGTAAAACCAATGTAGCTAAAATGTTACAACAAGATATTGAGAGTGTAATGATACAGAGTGGTGGATCTACGACTTCCCAGAGCATGTCTCCGAGTGAGTGCGTAATTTCCCTAATTCCTAAAAAAATTATATATATAGGTATGGACAATTTTTATATAGAGACGAATGGAGATATGAATTATAATTATGATCATCCTGATGCGTTTGATTGGAATGCAATTATTAACATATTAGAGAGGATTAAACGGAAGGAATGGATTAAAATTCCAATTTATGATTACAAAAATAGCCGACAAAGTGGAGAATTTACATTATATGAAAATTATGATATTGTAATATTTGAAGGAATTTTAGCCTTAGCATCAAACATCTGTCATCATTTCGATGTTCGTATATATGTGAATGCTGATTCAGATATTTGTTTATGGAGAAGAATACAACGAGATGTAGAATCAAGAGGACGTACCATTAATAGTTGCGGAAAACAATTCTTTAATATAACAAAGAAAGGAGCAATAGAATTTATTATACCAACAAAAAAATATGCTGATTTTATATTGGATAATAATTATATAGACAATTTGAATGAATTGAAGCAAAGTAATGGATATAAAACATTGCTGAAATATATTAAACAATTAATTAAATAAATTTAAATATAAATTTAAATCTAAGTATTACTCTAAGTATTACTTTCTATATTTTTAATAAAAGCAATAATATGAGTTGTTAAATTAGGACAATATTTATCAACTTCTGCTATTACCATAGGATTTATTTTAATTTTAATATTATATTTGTTAGACAGCTGAATAATAGGTTTAGCGTAATTATTTAATTTATTTAAACTAGATTCCAAATTTTTACTAGTTTGAACATCCTTACAGAATTTTTTTATGGCATTAATAACGGCTTTATCAATAATCTTATATGCTATCACTGTTGTCATTTGATAATATATATATAATATTATAAAAAAGAATAATTATTAATTGTTTTCTTATTCTGATGAGCGTTTATCTACTCAGTCAGATATATTAACGAAACAATTAATAATTATATCCACACTTGGCATTTTTTTAGAAGACATGGGGTGGGGGGATTGGGCACTGCGAGAGGATTCCCCCTCTCGCAAGATCCCCTCTCTCGAGTGCTCCTTTTGCGGATATGTAAGCACATGAGTGGGTATAAGAAATTCCTTAGTTGCCTTATTCCCCTGTTGAATAAGCCAGTTTTTATCTTCGTTAGTTATGTCAAAATTCATAGAAGAAAATTTTCCAGTATTTATCATAATTGTCCGCGATATATCAGTTTTCTTAATATGTAATTGCTGTATTGTGTCATGCATAGAAGAAATAAATGATTCAATATAATCTTTTATATTTGATATTTCCATATTATTTTGTGCATTATCAAATATGAATTTAAACCCTAAAGTTTGCTCATCATTTTTGATGATTACTGCTTGGTTTGACGAATAATCAATCGTTCCTGATTCAAAAACATATTTTTTTATGTCCATGACATCATTGATATAATCAAAAACATTAATAGGATAATTTAAAAGAAGACCGCCGTCAATATATAACTCACCTAAATATTCGACAGCTCTAAAAATAAATGGATAACTGCACGATATCCGTATTGCCAGTGCTATAGGCATATCTGGATAAGTTTTATAAGAAAATAACACAGTTTTTTTAAGATTTAGATTACTCCCTGTTATGACTAAAATTTTATTCTTATCAATTTTCAATTGATTAAATGTATATTTCGGATTTCCTGTTAATTCGCAAATATATTTTTCACATAAATTTAATAATTTATTGCCTTTACAATAACCATATTCGGAACATATTCTATATATATCCCTGAGTATCCCTACTGAATCATCCTTTAACTCTTTCAAATTTAATTTTTTAAGTTCCTTATTTAAAAATTGAACACTAGCTCCACATGCCAATAATGATGCGAATAAAGAACCAACCGAACTTCCAGCATAATTATCAATATTTTTTAAAATCCCTCGAGAATCTAATTCCTCTAAAGCTCCGATATAAGCACAAGCTAAGGCACCTCCTCCAGAAAATACTAATGATTTATATTGCATATATATATAAAAACTTGAATTTTATTATAAAGGTAATTAAAAGTCAATTATATACTAACAATGGACATTTCGGAATTAATTAATAATTTAAAAGAATTCGATTCTAAGAGTCGTGACTCTAACGGAGTCACGACTGGGGTAAATACCGTGATCCCTACATGCGACACCTCTTTGAGTAAACGTCCGTTAAATGAGCGTTTGACATTTATAAATGCTATTTTGGCACCATATAATATTAAATTTAGGTGCGAAAAAATATCCGATGATCAAATTGGTCGGATTATATTAACTCAATCAAGGAATCAAAGTGATTTTACTAACCCAATTACATTTCAATGTAATGGATTAATATTAGATTCAACAAACTGGAAAGTATTAGCAGTTCCATGTTGTGCATTTAATCCTAGATCAAGCTTAAAAAAGATAGAGGCATTATACAAAGAAAATAAATATAAATTATATAAAATTTATGATGGAACTATAATTAATTTATATCACTATAATGATAAATGGATTTTAGGTACAACAAATAGTTATGAAATGAATGATTGCAAATTTATGGGGTCTAAAACATATATGGGATTATTATCCGATATCATTAAGCAATATCCTGAATTTTCTTTTGAAAAATTGGATATTCATTATAGCTATTGTATTGGATTTAAGCATCAAAATATGCATTTATTTTCGGCAGATAAGCAAAAGGCGTGGTTTATTCAAAAAACTAATTTGGAAACAATGGTTACAGATTATACAAATATTACTGGATTAGAAAATCAGGGAATTATTACTGAGAAGCCTAATTTCGATACTCTAATAGAAACAAATAATAAGGCTCTTAGGAATTATTTAAAAGAATTTAGGATAGATTTTGGATATATTTTAAGGGGTGAATTTGCTGAGTCAAAAGAACAGAGTAATATATTATTAGAATCAACATTATTGAAAAAAATCAGACAATTAATTTATAATTTTCCTCGTGAATTAACTATGAATTTAACTAATGAAAATCGATTGGGATATATAATTTTACGAGCATACCTGAATTATAGTAATAGAAAAATATTTATAGATTTGTTTCCTCAGTATCAAAGAAAATTTGATGAATATAAAGAATTAATTAATAATTTAGTTACGAGAATTGTTCAATGCTATAGAAATAGTAATATTAAATTAACTAATGATAAAAAAATTGATCAATTGGCTAATATATTTATTGGATACATTAACCGGGAAGGACGAATTAATTCATTTAATGATAATTGTAAAAGTATAATTTATGATTATGTAACAGATATTGAATATATTGACATTTATCGTAAAATACTTGAAATATAAATTTACGATTTGTTCTACGAACTCACAAATTATATGATTAAAAAATTATATTAATTAATAAAATTTTATTTTTTGATAGGTTATATATAATTAATCAATGGACGAATATCGCAGTGATTCGGTTCTAAGACATTTCCATACTCGTTCGACAGGTCTATGCAGAAAAAATCCATACCAATTACCACTTAAATCCTTAAATATTAATTTCTACGTGCAATATGATCATCCACATAATCGTCCCGAAAGTGTTGGAGATTCATTTATGCATGTGGGAAATGGACACCCTCCAAGTGTAAAAAATCAGATTCATGCCAAGAGAACCGCTCAAACTTATTTGGCCGATGATAGTTAAAAAAGAAAAGAATTATATATCTTTTCTTTTTAATAATTTATTTAATTATTATAAATTATTATAAATTATTAAAATATTATATTTAAAAATTTATAATTAAATAAACCATACGGTGATGGATAAATATATATTACCAGGAGTAGTCTCCGCCTTCAATATCGGTATCTAGAGCTAATCCGCCTAACATTATCGGGGGATCCATATTTACAGTATACAGTGATATTATATATTATATATTATATATTATATATTTTTTATATTATTTAAATAATATAAAAATTCAATTTTTTAATAATCTTCAACTAGCCAGTTTTCCATACATACAAGTTACATAACCCAAATCAAATGTGTTAGTTACATAAACCATACGGTGATGGATAAATATATATTACCAGGATTGTGCTCCGTCACCATCAAGATCACTATCACACCCTAGTCCACCTAACATTATTGGGGGATTCATATTACAATATATAATGAGCCTTCACGATTCGTTGCACTTCGTGCGTGAACGCCTACGAACTCTCAGATATATATAATATATATTATATATTTTTATATTAATTAAATAATATAAAAATTCAATTTTTTTAATATATCTCTATTCATACCCCCAGAGCCAAATCGGGTAAATTTTCCAATAATATATTAGAGATATTTAATCAAGTATTGGGGTATCCATATAATATATATATGATAAATATATAATATATTTTTATTAGTATAAAATATAAATTTTCAATGGATAATGTTAATAAAGAATTGAATAATAATTACATTAAAGAATTTAAAAAACTAATCAATATTGATGTCGAACTAAGTAAATCAACAATTGCCAGAATCGTAAAAAATGGCCAACTATTAAAATATAACTTTTTATTCGATAAAAAAAATATGTTAACGACTATATTTAGAGCAATTAAAGATAAAACGACAGCAATTTATGCTATTTTATTCAGCGAAATTATTAATAATAATATTGTGCATAAATATGTATCAACTGGACCAACATTTATATCACAAGATGGAGAATATAGACATAGAACTGTTCCATATAATATTATTAATATAGCCTTAGAAAAATATTGTAAACAAATTGATATGGTTGAAGATATGATAGTATACAAGATAAATAATAATTTATTGGAATTTAAAGTAGAATTCTTTTATCCTCAGGATTTTTTATTTAATGAAAATTTATTCGAAGATTCTATAAATAATTTGCGTTTACCCATAATATATTTTATAATATGCTGGATTTACGATTTTCATCAAATACATAATAAAATTATGGAAAATCATATTAATCCCGCATATCAATATATAATTTATGATTTAAGTGATTTATTGTTATATAATAAAATTATTAATTCATTTAATAACAAAATATTAGATTATAAAAATATGATTAAAAGGTTCATTTGGTATAAACCATCAACCAAAACATCAGAATCGGAACCATTTTTAGAAACTGGACAAAAAATTATTCCTATGACATATAATGAATCAATAAATATTGGTGATATAACTTTTGGTATATGGCGGGAGTTATGGGTATTAATATACGCCACAAATTTGGTTATTAATTTTATTTCTCCGTGTTTCCCTATATTTAATAATTGGTTTTATGTTAATAATTCTAACCAGAATTTATATGATAATTATTCAATAAATCTAAAATATGAACATAGTAAAATTGCGAATAATATTCGCGATCAATTATTAGATATAGACAAATATAATTATATCCAAAATGATCCAGTTATTGGACCCATAAGTGGAAAATTTCAAAAAATGAGTTATAAGATAAGAAAATCTATTTCATATTTAGAATCATCAATAAGATTAACTGATTTATCGATAGCATTACATATGGAACATGTTGGAAGAACATTACGAGATATTCCCGTATTGGTAAAACATGATGAAGTTACATTTGCTTTTGACAAATTTTTTATTGATTTCGATGTATTTTCTAAACATTTATTTGAATATATTTATTCATTTTATTGTCTTAACACGAAACTCGAAGTTTTACATGGAGATATTCACTTAAATAATATTACTTTGTATTTGTTAATCGATATTTTCAAAAAAGAAGAATCAATAATTAGAGACCCCGTTATAGTTTATAAATTAGTTGATGATTTATTTGTGTTTCCTCATTATAGTGTTTACAGTGCCATTATCGATTTCTCCCGTTCCATTATTAATAATAAAGCACTAATCGAAAAAGAATATGGAAAATCATATACCGAAAAATTTTTCAGCGAACAGAATTATCGTATTATTACTGAATTATCTAATAAAATGCCAGAATTTATGAAAGAACATAAGGATCACATTCTGGCTTTATTATTAGAGGATTTCAATTTAGCTTTTAAAATATTATCAGCAGGTGATGCATATTCGTTATGTAAAAGCATAACCAAATTATTTGAGGTCGAATTTACCAAAATTCTTCCCGACGAAAAAAAAATAATAATACCTAATCAATCAAAAGAATTATTAAAAACTATCGAAAATTTTGCATATAATTTCATTATAGAAAATTTCCAAAAAGCATTTAAAAGAGAAATAACAGATGTTATTAATCCTAATTTATATATACTTACTACTTATTTTTCAGATTATATTAAACCAATAGAAAAAATTGAGGGAACTATTATGGATGCCTTTGATTCTAATAATGGATTAAAATATAATATACAAAAATATGAGGATTATCCATATTTTCTTCGAGTCGAACCTATTATTAACGCCTTAAAAAAATACGATGTCTTAGAAAATATTTCCGACTATGAAAATTTAATTAAAATTCTGAAAGATTGGACTCTGTCTAATAATATATATAATTTGAAATTAGATGAATATACCACCGGATTGGGTGAATACCCACTAGCCCCAATCGAAGAAGTGCAATGTTCTAAAGACAAAAATTATATATTCATGTCTATTCAAAAAACAATAACCACTGATAATTTTCCAATTTATACCTATTCAGATATACCTGAAAAATTATCATATCAGGCAAATTGTCGCGTTCTGAATTTAAATTGTCATTTAAACCAAAGAAAATTAGCCTTAAGTGATATTCAATTTTATTCAAAATATGTCGCCAATCCCTCTGATAAGACAATTATTGTTTATGCTGGATCAGCAAACTACGAACATATACCATTTATATTAGAATTATTTCCTGATGTTAAATTTATATTAATAGATCCGCGTTTTCATAATATTAATGCCAATTTTCAATATATATATCAAAATATAAAATCAATAGAAAAAAAGGATGTCAATCATAATATTAATTTATTAAATCAATATAAATCAGAAGGATTGCGTAAGGTCGAAGCCTCTTTAGCATTAAGTATAGAAAAGTTAAAAAAGACTAAATTTATGTTTAACGACGGTGTAATTGATGTATTATATGCCGCCAAAAATTACATTGAAGGAAAGAAAGATATACCAGAAATAAAAAAGATAGAAGAAATTTATAAAAAATTTGATATAAATTTTCAAATGATGATTAAAAATATAATTAATAGTTCCGATCGCATTTTTATAATTCAAGACTATGTTACTACTGGATTAATGGAAAAAATTAGAAAATCTATTGACGAATATGATTCTACTCTTAATATATTATTGATTTCAGCGGTTAGAACAATGATGGAGAATTATTCGATAGCTGATGACATTAACATTATATGGAATAATATTCAGCAAATATCATTTGCCAAAGTTTTAAATCCATCTGTAACAATGGTTAGATTTCGCCCCCCCTATTTTAATGATGCATCAGTATTAATTGGGCAATTTATAAAGGATATAAAAAATAAGAATTATGTTGATGGGAAAGATATTCCTTATAATTTTATAGTTAGGGATATAAAAAAGTTATCGAAATATTATGACATTGACAACATTTTTATAGATGGAAAATATCAATATATATCTGATAAAGATATATTGATACAGCCATGGTTCCCATATTCCTCAACTGAAACTAAAATGATAATTACAAAAAATGAATTATACAATAAATTTATTGATTATGATGTTGACGATTGGTCAAGTACTTTTTATTATTATCGATTTTATAGAATGTATGCATTTTTCCCCTCTTATATTGAACAATTTAAAAAACATAATCTAGAATTCGCATATGATGGTTGTATGGACTGTAGTCTAGAAATTCAAATATTATCTGAATATTTAGATAAAAATCATTTAACATACAAAGAAATAATTGAAAAATTAAAAGATAAATTATTTTGTACTCAATTATTAAAATTGTATAATAGGCTAAACTCTTCCGTAAATTATGGCTTAGGCGGTCCTAAGGATATAAAAAAATGTATTCTCCATGGCTGGCTAAATGAAAAACCAAAGGAAGTATATGTATATAATTTGGAGACTAAGTTAGGACTTTTATATCAAATGAAAATTACAAAGGAAACAATAGATAATGCATTTATTTATAAATTTGTGGAAAAACCTTCTATGCAACTTATACCATATCATAAATTATTAAAAATATCTAATAAGAAATATATAACCAATTCAGATTTTTTAAATTATATGTTAAAATATGCATCAGTAAGAGGAGATAGCGATTAAAATTCAATTTATTATTTATTATGTCATAAATTTAAAATTGAAATTTAATGCATACTATATATACTCAATATACTAAAATGAAATTTTGTATTGAATGTTCATCTATTCTTATTCCGAGTGTAAAAACTGGAGAATTAACATTTCACTGTAAATGTGGAAAAATTTATACTAGCGATGCTAATGATACATTACGATTTGAAGAATATATGGAATCGAGTGAATCAAAAGAAAAATATCAAACATTTATCGATAATTCGGCATTTGATCCTGCAGGATACAAAATAAATAAACTCTGCGATGAATGCAAAATGCCATATTTGACTTTAATCAGAGTGGGAAAGGATGAAAAATTAATGTATACCTGTACTTGTGGTAAAGTATATACGAAACAACCTGATGAGTCCCGCCGCACTTCGTGCGTGAACGCACCGTGCCCCCAGGAGACTATCGTCGGAGGTGGAACTATAATTAAAAATATCAGTGATGTGATTACAGAGTCCCCTAGTCCCCCTGGGAAGTCCCCAACACCCCCGACAGAGGAAATTGAGGAGACGATTGAAGAGTCCTCTGGTCTGCCCAATGTAATTAATATAGCAGAGGTATCCATGCTTAAAGATTCGTATTATGAGAATCAAATTTCAGTTTGTACGAATAACAAATCAGCAACATTTAAATCTATCCAAGAAATAATAAATACCGATAATGTTCCATTTTATATTTATTCAGATATTAAAAAAAGATTAACATATCAAACAAAATGTAAAATTGTTAATTTAAATTGCCATTTGGGCCAAAGAAAATTAGCTTTAAATGAAATCCAATTTTACTCAAAATATGTTACGGATAAAACACTTATAGTTTACGCTGGATCGGCAAATGGGGAACATACACCATTAATATTAGAATTATTCCCTAATATTCGATTGTTATTGATAGATCCACATTTCCATAATATTGATGAGAAATTTCAATATATATATCAAAATCTAAGTGTATTGGAAAAAGATGATATCGATTATAATATTAAATTATTTAAACCATCCAAATCATATTTACCAAGAATTGACAAATTGCAACGTAGCATCAAAAGATTAAAAACTACGCATTTTATGTTTCAAGACGCAATTGTTGATGTATTATTTTCCGCTAAAGATTATGTTGAAGGGAAAAGAGATACTGATAGTCAGTATGGCCAAGATATTAAAAAAATAGAAGAAAATTATAAAAATTTCGACAAAAATTATCATCACATGGTAAAAAATATATTCGATACTTCTGATCACATTTTTATAATTCAAGACTATGCTACTCCTGAATTAATGGAAAAAATTAGAAAATCCATCGATAAATATGATCTCAACCTTAATGTTTTATTGATTTCTGATATCAGAACAATAATGCTAGGGGCTAATCCGACGGATATTGACATTATCTGGAATAATATTCAACAGATAGCATTCGCCAAAACTTTAAATCCAGTTGCAACGATGGTTAAATTTCACCCCCCCTATGATAATAATACTGAACAGGTTAAACAATTTATAAAGGATATAAATAATGAAAATTATATTGATGGAAAAAATCCCACTTATAATTTTATTATTAAGGATATTAAAAAATTATCAAAATATTATAATATTAATAAAATTTTTATTGATGGAAAATATCAATATATATCTGACAAAACCATATTTATACAACCATGGGCACCAACTAGTTCATCTGAAACTCGATTAATAATTCACAAAAGTGAATTATATAATGATTTTATAAATTATGATATTGATGAATGGTCAGATAAATTTTATTATTATCGATTTTATAGAATGTACGCTTATTTTCCCTATTATATTGAACAATTCAAAAAACATAATTTAAAATTTGAATATGACGGTTGTATGGATTGTTGTTTAGAAATTCAAATATTATCTGAATATTTAAGTAAGGTTAAACACCTAACATATCAGGAGATAATTGAAAAATTAAAAGATAAATCATTTTGCTATCGGTTATTAAAATTATATGATTCGTTAAGTATAGCAACATATTATCGATTAAGGGATAATGCAAAATGTTTCATTCATGGATGGTTAAATGAAAAACAAAAAGAGGTATATGTATATCATTCAGATAAAAATCTTGAGAATTTATATCAAATGAAAATTACGAAAGAAACAATCGATAATACATATATGTATAAGTTTACAAATCGAGAGCCATTACGAATTGTACCATATCATAGATATATTAAATTATCTAATTCTAAATCTATGGATACTAAACAACTACTTAAATATTTATCTTCTAAGATAGAAGATTGAGGACAAAATAAATAATAAATAATAAATAATAAATAATAAATAATAAATAATAAATGCTAGATTTAACTAATGATCAGGGACTTTGTCCCTGATCATCAATAATTATTTAGTTAAAAATTTTTTTTTATACGGTCATATATAACCGATAAATACTAATCATGTGTTTCCATCAGATTATCTGGATGTTAGTTTTCGTATTTATTATTTATTTCGTCCTAATGTATCTCACGGGAGAAATTGAAATCAAACAACGACAATCATCGTCCGCGGGGCTACCCCCCCCACCGATGCCTGGCTCATCGTATTAAACTAAACACCCGTAACGCCTTCATAATAAATAGGGAATGTCATTTGATTAACATCCCAATACTCATAATATTCGATAAATTCTTTTTTTTCTTTATTAAAAATTTCTCCCATTTTTCTCCTTAAAATTAATGGGCATTTGCGTAACATTAATTCCTTTTTTGCTATATCTATCGGATCATCTAATAATCCTTTATCTATTAAAGCAATATCATTGTTGGCTATTTGTTGGGCACGAATACTGATTATCTCACATTGTTCAAATTTTGTTAATATATTAGAACTTTTTCTATTCTTCAAAACTATTATAACCTTATGATATTTGGCCATGGCCTGATTATTTTCTTCTTCAATATCGATATCGGGTATATCTGTAATGATCAATTCATCATTATCCTTTTTTACTTCCTCTAATTCGGTATCTATATCTTCGTTATCTTCTTCATTATCCTCTTCTTCACCTTGATCGGTATCAGCTATAATTCCTTGTTCTTCTTGTTGTGGTGCCCAATCTTCTTCTATATTATCTTCCTTTTCCGTTTCAGTTAATGTAACACTTTCTGCTTCAGTATTGCCGGGTTCAGTTAAGTTCGTTCCTATAAGCTTCGTTGCACTTAGAACGCCTCCAAGCTTCGTTGCACTTATAACGCCTCCGAACTCACCGAACTCACCGAACTCACCGAACTCACCGAACTCACTCTCAACTTCGGTTTCGGTTTCGGTTTCCATATATATATATTTAAAAATAAAGTATTCAAATTTCAATTTTATAATAAATAGTTATGAGAGGGATTAATTATATTTTTTATATTAGATTTTTTAAACCTTTATATATAATATGGAATCTTATCCTAAACTTTTCGATTGTCAATCAGAGGACTCGAAATACGAATCAAATGACCATAACTATTATGAAAATAACATCATCATTAATAATGGGTTTCAAGAATTAGAAACGATAGTTCAAAATCAATTATTTAATAGCATAAAAAAATTAAATGCATTTCTAAATCCGGCATATATAAGTGTTGATGGAAATGATAATGCCATAGATCAATATACTGGGAAAAAATATAATTTTCCATTAAATAAAATAGGGGGTTTTTTCGATAATTTAAATATCTGTCGCAAAGATCCAGCAATCACATCATTACATTGGTGCGAAAGACAAAATCCCAATGCATCTGGAATAATGATAGATATTGATATCCATCAAAAAACAAATATAAGAATAATAGATGCATCATATATAAATTTAACAGTGCAATATGTGAGTAATATTCTAAAAAATATCATTAATGACAATACAGATTTAAATTTTAAGATAATAATAACACAAAAAGATAAGCCTACAGAATATGAACAAATATATAAAGATGGATTTCATATATTAATTCCCGAAATATGGATTAATCGATCAGCTAAAGGATTTATACTAGAAGAACTTACAACCTTATTGCGAAAAAAGAATTATTTAGAAGCAGATGTAATAGTCGACAAAGCATCTAAATATGTTCCAGTATTATTTTTAGGAAGTACGAAACGAAATATTACTGCGATCGCATATTCAATAACGTATATATTTGATATAAAAATTAATAGCGAAAATAATCAAACAATGATTATGAACGAATATGATCAATTAGATAAATTGGAAAAAAAATATAATATGGTATATGAATTAAGTCTCAATCAATATTTTGAGACTTTAAATGGAAATCCAACATATTTAAATAAACGGGTATATAATATTCCCATGTTTAAAGATAATGATATAGATGATAATAGGCCTCATCCCACTGCCGAATTAACAGATGAAGAAATGAAAATAGAAGATTCCGTTAACATATTAAGTATGAATGATGCTGAAGCTAAATATATGAAAAATTTATTATCATTAATTGATATAAAGTTTGCTGAAGATTATGATTTATGGACACGAGTAATTTGGGCAATAGCTAACACTGATCAGAGGTATAAGCCATTAGCATATTGGTTCAGCCTAAGGTGTCCTAAAAAATATTCTCAGAAAGCTGTCGATGACATTTGGGAAAAGGCAAGATTATTAGATACACCTGTAACAAAGCGGTCTTTAGTATATTGGGCAAAGGAATCAAATCCAGAAAAATTCAAAGAAATAATGGACAATTATTATCAAACACAATTATTAAAATACGCATTTGAGAATGACGGGATCATCGAGCATTCAAGTGTATCTAAAATTTTATGGTTAATGTTAGAGGATAAATTTGTAACAGATAAAGAACCAAATATTGAACGCGGTGAAAAAATTTATTGGTTCGAATTTATAGTAGATGGTCAGGATCATATTCACGGTGAAATTTATAAATGGAGACGTGAAAAGAATCCAACAACATTACAATTATATATTGCAGATCATCTACCAAAAGTGTTTAGGAATGTAGAAAAAACGATTAAGGAATTTATAGACAAAGAACCAGATGAAATTAGATTAAAATGGTATAATAATGTATTGACAACTTTTAAAAAATATAGACATAGTTTAGGTAATGATTCTACCCAAACAAGTATAATACATCAATGTATCCCGAGATTTCTTAAACGAGGATTTATTCAATCACTCGATGAGTTAAAAGATATAATCGGCGTAGGTAATGGAATTTTAAAACTATTGCCAGAACCAAAATTAATAAAAGGATTTAATGAATATAGAATATCAATTAGTATATCTGCAGATTATATCCCTTATGACCCTAAAAATCCATTCGTGATAGAATTAGAAAATATATTTAAAAATATATTTGTTGAGCCTGATGTCTATGAAAAAATGATGATGTTATTATCAACTGGTATTGATAGAAGATCAGTTGATCCATTACTTGTCATGCTTGTTGGTGGTGGTTCAAATGGTAAATCAACTATTATTGAATTTATGCTTAATACTTTAGGCAAAAATTTTGGATATAAAGCTCCAGCAGGTTTATTATTAGAATACGGAAGCAAAGCAAATGAGGCTAATTCTGCTCAATTTAATATGAAAAATAAAACAGTAATATTTTATGATGAAAGTGATCCAGGGCAGAAAATCAACACAAAAAGACTAAAAGATGTGACATCACCAACACAAACGGGAAGAGATTTGCATAAGACACAGGAAAATTATCACACTTCCGCAATACATTTTTATATGAGCAATTATAAAGCAATTGTGGATACAACAGATCATGGAACATGGAGACGAATATATTTCTATGCAACAAAAGCAAAATTTACGGCTAATCCAGATCCAAAAAATAAATATGAAAAAATAGCGAATAAGAAATATTATTTTGATTACCCGCATAATCCCGAATATCAAACTGCGTTCTTATCAATATTAGTTCATTTTAACGAAATACTATATAATAAGTATAGTTATAATGTCCATACAATTCCAAGTTTAACGATAGAAACGGAAACAGAAGAATATCGAAATGAAAATGATACAATAAATAAATTTATTAATGATTGTGTTATTAGATCCCCCCATTCGGATGATTATACGATTAATCAAATCGCAACAAGATATGCTGAATGGTATAGCACTCAGATGGGGTGTAATATAACATATGGTATCAGAGATATTATTGATAGATTTATGAATTCAAAATTAGCGAATTTATTAACAAGGATCGAAGGGAGATTAAATATGGTTTTGAGAGGTTATAGAATATTGAATGATGAATATGATTTGTTAGGAGATGATGAAGAATATTTATTTAATTATGGATTAAGAAAACAATTAATAGACAGTACAGCCGAAGGTCCTTCGGCCTTAA